TCACAAGAAAATAATGGTGGCTTTAAAATAATGGGTATTGATGGTGGAGCAGATATTGATGCTCTTACCTTTGATATGTCTGCAGCAGGTGCAGCTACTTTTAATAGTTCAGTTAAAGCAGGTGCAGGATTAAGAATTTCAACAGACGGAAGTAATAATGGTGTTATTCAGACTTTAGGTCAAGATAAAGACATGTTCTTCTCAGGGGATGATGGTGGTGCTGGGATAAATGCTCTTGTTCTTGATATGTCTGCAGCAGGTGCAGCTACTTTTAATGCTGGTATAGTTTTAGGAGATTCATTAGCTGGTAACGGAGCTCCATTTACAATATCTAATACTAGTAATGGTAATAATATTGACATTAAAACTACTTCTAGTGGAAGTTTAGTTCATGCTGTAAAAATACATTCACATGGTTTGTTTGAATCAAAACAGGGTATACAAGCAACCTTTGCAAACATAAATGGTCAGCTAAATGTTACTGGTACTACTAATGGTAATACAATCTCGATGTCGCAATTGTCTACCCAATTTGATACAAGTTCGTTTCTGAGGCTTCACCCTGCGTCTACTACTAATAGTGGTGGTTTTACCAATATATTCTTTGGAACTAGCACTTCTAACAATTACGGTGTTGCTATTGGCGGTAAAAGAGCAGGGACAAATGATGAGCCTACCTTTGCAGTAAGAATGCTTAACGACAGTGTTACAGGAACTGAAGTTCTTAGTATTACCAATGCAGGTGATGTAAGAGTTGCTGCAAATGCAACAGGTGCTGCATTAATTAAAGGTGTATCAGGAAACCAAGCAGACAGAAATAATTCAGGCTATCCGCAGTATACTTTCGTTGGTAATGAAGGCACAGGTATGAGACGAGTTTCTTCTAATATACTAGCTCTTGATACTAGTGGTGCAGAAAGAATGAGACTAGCTAGTAATGGACGAGCTTCAATAGGCACAACAACAGGAAACGCAGGATTAACTGTCTCACCAGACATAAGAGCAATGGGCCCATCTTTTGCTAATGATGGTAATAGTATTACTATGTCGCAAGAATCAAGTGGTGGTTTTATAACTGCTAGAGGACCAAGCACATCTGAGAGAGGTACTATAGGTTTAAGTGTAAATATGGAAAATGGTGGTAGTGGTAGAGTTGGTTTGAAAATAGAGAATGATGCTTCGGTTACTATGGCGTACATGCCCTCAGGTTCAGCTTCTTCTGATGTTCATATAAATTTATCTACAAATAAATTATTTTATGTAAGTTCTTCCCAAAGATACAAAACTAATATTACAGATTTATCTACCTCAACAGCAGATATACTTTCTTTGAGACCTGTAAATTATGATAGGGTTTCTAAAGAATTAACAGGAGAGGTAGGTTTAATAGCTGAAGAAGTTTATAAAACAATACCTCATTTAGTAAACTTAGCAGATGTAGAAGGGTTTGACACACCTCAACCTGAGTCAGTTAAATATTCACAACTATCAGTTTATTTACTTAAAGCTATACAAGAACTATCTACAACAGTAGATGAATTAAAAGCGGAGATAGAGGAGCTAAAGGGATAATATGGCAACAACAAGAGAATCTTTAGCAAAAGTAGAAGTTCAAGTTGATAATATAGAAAAACGACTTGATAAAGGCGACGCAAAGTTCGATGCTATGGATGCAAAGTACACAAAATACATCATGGGCCTTTATCTACTTATCATAGGTATGAGTGGCGTAGACAGGCTTTTCTCTTAGATATATACTAAACAAACCATAAACTTAAATAAGGAGTATTTACATGGCGGATAATCAAGTAACGGAATTAAACTTTAACGGCGAAACATACCTAATATCAGATCTAACACCTAGAGCAGTAGAAGGTTTTAATACGCTTATAAAAGCTCAACAAAAACTTAACGACCTGGCAACAGAGTTAAAGATAGTGCAAGGGGGACAAACGCAGATTAATGCTGAATTACAACAGATTATGCAAGAGGATAAAATTAAACCTCAAGTTAAAGTTGAACAAGAACAAGTTAAAGAAGACAAATAGTATGGATATTGAAAAATGCAAAGCTGAGATTAAACGCCATGAAGGCGAAGTTCTTGAAATATACAAAGATAGTTTAGGCTACAAAACACTTGGAGTTGGGCATCTATGCCAACCAGAGGATCCTGAGTACGATTGGGAAATAGGAACCAAGGTATCACAAGAAGTTGTTGATATGTATTATGAAGATGACTTTAACAAACACTTAGCTGAGGCGATACATGTGTTTGGCAGTGATGAAGGCTTTTATAACTTGCCTCAAGATATCCAACACGTGATAGTAAATATGTGTTTTAATCTAGGAGGAACAAGACTTTCTAACTTTAAAAACATGATGAAAGCTTGTAGAGAACATGATTGGGAAAAAATGGCTGCTGAAATGGAAGACAGCAGGTGGTTCAAACAGGTAGGAAGAAGGAGTCTAGAACTACAAGCGCTAGTTCGTAATACTGTATAATGATTAAAGTATGGCATATTTTAAACTTAACACCTTCGCGGGTCTTGCGCCTAGAATATCCCCACGTCTTTTAGGGGACACTTTAGCGCAAACAGCTACTGACGTAAATTTAGAAAGCGGACGTTTAGTACCAGTTAAAGATAACTCTACTATTAACCCTTCTAATGGGGTAACAACGCTTGCTAACTCTAACAAACAAAGTATTTTTAAGTATACTGATTCTAGTCCTCAAAAATGGCTTCAATTCGACGAAGATGTAAACATCGTACGTGGACCGATAGCCGGGGACACTAACGACACGATATACTGGTCTGGGCAATCTTTTCCTAGAATGGGTAGAAGTGCTACATTAATAGCAAGTGCTCCCTACCCAGATGCTTTTTTTAGACTAGGTATTCCTGCTCCTACAGCAGCACCAACAGTAGCAGTTGCCGCTCCTACTACTATAAACGCTACTATAACTACTATAAATGGTTCTCAAGTACTTACCGTTACTACTGCGAGTAACCACGGCGCTGTAGTAGGTGCTTTTGTTACCCTAGCCAATTTTGGAGTAACCGCTGGTATAACTGCTGACGAAATCAATAATACTTTTAAAATAGTAACTGTACCAAGTGCTACTACATTCACAGTAGAAACTAGTGGGTCAGCCACGAGTGCAACTACTTCTAGTACTATTACAGATGGCGCATCTTTTAATGGCCCTTCAGACGCTAGTTTAGATTTTGAAACTTCTTATGTATACACTTTTGTATCAGCTTACGGAGAAGAAGGACCGCCTTCTGCTGCTTCTACTGTAGTTACTACAGATGATAACCAAACTGTAAACCTTAGCGATTTACAAACAAGTACAAGTAAATCAAATAGTAACTTGTTTAAAAAACGTATTTACAGATCTAACACCGGTTCTAATACTACCAATTTTCAATTCGTTACGGAGTTAGCTTTATCTGCTACTACTTTTGTAGATACTTCCAACAATGACGAACTAGCCGAGATAATACCTAGTACTTTTCACATTGGACCGCCAGATGATGATACTGCTTTGTATCCAGATGGGCCTATGAAAGGCCTTTTATCTATTCCAAATGGTGTGTTTGCAGGTTTTACTGGTAAAAGAATATGTTTTTCAGAACCTTTTTTACCTCATGCCTGGCCGGTAGCTTACAGAATAACTTTAGAAGAAGAGATTGTAAGTATAGCTGCAGCAAGCAACGGTATTATAGTAGCAACAAAAGGCACCCCTTATCTAGTAATAGGAACAGATCCCCAATCTATGACACCCCTTCGTCTAGAAATAGGGCAAGCTTGTTTAAATAAACGGTCAATGGTAGACATGGGCCCTTACGTTATGTACGCAGGGCCAGACGGGTTAATAGCAGCAGAGGGTAGTAATGCACAGATAATTACAGAAGCACAGCTAACACCAGAACAATGGCAAGCTACCTATTACCCCTCTACTATCACAGGTTTTCTTTGGGAAGGCAGATATGTTGGCTTTTATTCTACGGGCAGTGGGTTCGGTGGTTTTATATACGACCCAAGAGCTGGCGCAAATAGCTTAGTTGACCTAGATGCAAGCGCGCTTATACGTGGAGGATTTACAGACCCAGACGACAGTCAATTATATTTAATAATTGCTAATAGAATTAAAAAATTTCAAGGTAGTAGTACCGGACTTACTTACAATTGGAAATCTAAAGAGTTTGTAACCCCTAAACCTACAAGTATGGGGTTTGCTAAAGTAGAAGCAGAAACTTATCCTGTTCGTATAAAAGTGTACGGGGATGGCTCAGTAATATACAACGCTGTTATAGCTACTTCTGGTAATGCGTTTAGTGTTACAGGTACTACTCCTAATTTTAGTACCACGTCTATAACAGAACCTATTGTTAGATTACCCGCCAGTGTGCATAAAACATTTGCCATAGAAGTTGAAGGTGCAACCGTTGTTAATGAAATATGTATAGGCGAATCTATAGATGAACTAAGGGCAATTTAATGTCTACTAAAGGTACTAAAGTTCCAGCCCTTAAAAATATACCTGCAAAAACTGACCCAGAACTACGAGCCACGCTCGAATCTATGAAAGAGGCTCAAGAAGTTAGATTAGGCCGAAGAGGAGATCCAAGAGACAGGGCAGTAACTTTAAGAGAGTTGATTGATAGTGGACTAGCGGAAGAACTAAGAGGCAGCCCGTTTGATCCTAATGGAGTACCCGGGATAGGTATAACCCCTCCAAAGCTACCTCCAGGAGATTTATCTATCCCGCCTGCCCCTACAGGCCTAGAAGCTTCGGGAGCTTTTACTCAAATAATAGTAAATTGGAACGCGGCTCAATACGGCAATCATGCATATACAGAAGTATTTAGATCCAGGAACGATGAGATAGGTGGCGCTACCCTTATTACTACTTCTAACTCATTTGTAATTACAGATGTAGTAGGTTATGGCCAAGAGTATTATTATTGGGTAAGATTTGTAAGTACTTCAGATGTCAGAGGACCTTTTAACAAAACTAACGGAGTTAAAGCTAATACAATAGAAGACATAGCCGCTACTATGGCTGCTCTTTCTGAAGAGCTATCTGCATTACCAGGATTCACCGCTTTAACAACTTTGATTACTAATGCAGATGTAGCGGTGGCTGCTACTGCAGCTACAGTCATAAGGGCTAGTAGTTCTCCTAGTACTAGGCCGGGTGGGACTTCCCTTTCTGGAAATGATGTTTGGTTTGATACAGATGATGGGCAAGTGTACACAAGAAACTCTGCAAACAATGCTTGGGTAGCGGCAAGAGATGCTACTTTAGTTAGTGTGTTTGGTGCTACTAGTTTTACAGGTAGCACACTTACAGGAGCTATGGCTTCTGCACAATCAGATATTGTTACAGTTACTAATGCACAAAGCTCTACTGCGTCTTCTTTAACAAGTTTAACTACTACAGTAACTAACAATAACAATACCCTTACTTCGGCTATTAATACTGAAGCTTCAACTAGGTCAAGTGCTGATTCTACAAATGCTACAAATATTAGTAATTTAACTTCCACCATTAACAACGGGTCTACAGGTTTAGCAGCTGCACATAGCGCTATTTCGTCTGAAGCCACTACAAGAGCAAATAGAGATACGGCGCTTACTACGCTTATTACTAACTTAACTTCAACAGTTGGTACTAATACATCTGCTATATCTACTGAAGCAACAACTAGAGCAAACGCAGATGGTGCAAACGCAACATCTATTTCTAACCTTACAGCAACTGTAGGGAATAAAACTCAAACGTTCGTACAAAACTCAGCTCCCACTGCTATATCTGTAGGGGATTTGTGGATCGATGCAAATGATGGGAACAAGCTATATAGAGCTTCTGCTACAGGGGCTTCCAATTGGGTAGTTGTTAGAGATACTGCAAATGATAACCACCCTAGAATATTTACACAAAATGATGCTCCAACTGCTATCTCTGTAGGGGATTTGTGGTTTGATTCAAATGACTCTAATAAACAGTATAGAGCTACTGGGACAGGAACTAGTAATTGGGTGGCTGTTGTAGATGTTGCTGCAACTGCAGGGGTATCAACTTTAACAAGTGCGGTGTCTACCTTAAATGGAGATGCTGCAGCTGCATTTGTACTGCAAGTAAATGCAAATGGTTCTGTAGGAGGAATGGTAGTAGAGGCTAATGCTTCTTCTTCTGGCGATAATGACGGAGTTGCTATTCAGTTTAGGGCTGACAAATTTGCTATATGGAATGCTACAGGCTCTACTGCCGGGTCAGCTAGTATAGCACCCTTTATTGTTAGTGGTGGGACAGTCTTTATAGACAGTGCGCGTATTCAAGACGGAGCTATAACAAATGCACGTATAGCTAATGGAACAATTGAGTCTGCAAAAATAGCTAGTGCTACTATAGTAGCGGCTAACATAGCTGATGGTGAAATAACAAATGCTAAAATTGCAAACGCTACCATAGATAATGCAAAGATAACTGCTACATTAGACGCTGCAAAAATAACAGCAGGTTTAATCAATTCAGCTAGAATAAATGTTAATACACTTAACGTAAAACATTTTGATAACGTAAGTACAGATATAAAAAGCCATTTATCTAGTGGTGCGTTTGTACCTTTAGGTGTTGAAGCTAACGTACAATCTTGGTCAGGTACTTACCCTGGGCAAGGTATTATAAGTTCAGAATCTAGTTCTATAGTTAATATAGCTTGCCAAACGGCTAACATAAGAAACAACGCTAAATACAGAATAGTTTATTCTGCGGTTTTAGGTAATGTTAGAAACGGCACTATTCAATATAGTTTTGATAATAGTAATTTTGTATCTATAAGTCCTAAAGTAAATGCTAACGCCGGTACTTTTAGAACATACGTATTTATATGGGACGGACAGATAACAGGTATGAGCTCTTCGCAAAGCACGGTGTATTGGAGAATTAATTGGAATGTAAGTGGCGGGCAAGTAAACTCTACGTACCAAGCTTTGTACGTAAGCATGGATAATACGCAATAATGAACTATACAATATACACAACTTCTTCAGGCGTAGTCATAAGCACAGGTTCTTCTAATGTAACCGACATAGCAGATATAGGAGTTGCAAGTGGGCAAACGGCTGTAGAAGGAACTTATGCTCCTGGGCAGTACAAATTTGTAGATGGCACAGCAACTGCAATAGATGAAGATCCTTTGGACTTTGTACGCGCACAACGTACGCTATTACTGGCTGAATCAGATTGGACTCAAGCAGCAGACTCCCCTTTAACAGATGCCAAAAAAGCAGAGTGGGTTACGTACAGACAAGCACTCAGAGACTTACCAGCAGCTGACCCAATTAGTTGGCCATCTGCTCCTTAATAAGGTACTATTATATTATTGTGAAATGTTACAAAGGAATAAACGACATGGGAATGAAAAACGCATACCCGAAAGGGCCAACAGTAAAGAAGAAAAAGAAAAAGCCATCTAAAAAGAAAGCTGTAAAACGTGGCTACTAAAAAGAAACCTTATAAAAAGAAAGCTCTTACAAAACGACAAGAGACTTCTTTAAAACGGCACGGTAAACATCATTCAGAAGCTCACATGAAATTCATGAAACGTAAGATGATGAACGGGTCTACTATGAGAGCTGCACACAAACAAGCTATGGCAAAAAAAGGTAAGTAATATGGCAACAAGAACGCCTCAAAAATCAAAAAAAGATAAAATAGGAAATACGGACGTAAATACTACCCAGTTAAAAAGCACAGCAGAATTGAGTAGAGACGCAGCAGCTAAGAAAAAAGTTAGAGACAGCGCAAGTTTTATTGGTGGCAGAACGGGCGGACCAATGGGCGCTCTAGGTACAGGTAAAAACGTTCCGTATTGGAAAGCGAAAAAAAAGTTAGAAAGGCGCCTAAAAGAAGAGAAACGAAAGAACAAAGGTAAATAAATACCATATACATGAAGGAGTCATGGATACAATAAAAAAATGGTTAAAGATAGCGTATAAATATATATTAAATTTATTTAGAACTCGCTACAAAATAACAGTATCTTTTAACAAAGAGTACGGAGATGCTGATGACAAAACCTATATTTCAAAAAAAATACTTACCCAAAAAGAAAAACACCTTAAGTTTAGAACCCTCGACAGAAAATTAATTGAGTATAGAAGTGCGTCGGGTCTTAATTATATTATTGAGGAAGATGAATAATGCAACAATTTTTATTAGCTCTTGTGGTAGTTTTAGGTATTAGTTCTTATTACCTTTACAATGAAAATAAAATACTAACTACAAACAACTCTCTTTTAGAAGGTGCTGTAGAGACACAAAAAGAAACCATAGCTACTATACAAAAAGATTTTGCTCTACAAGCTAATAGTTTATTAGAACTACAAGGACGTAATCAAAAGATACAACAAGAAATGACAAGGTACCTTGACATATTTAAACGCCATAATTTAACTAAACTAGCAGCAGCTAAACCCGGATTACTAGAACCAAGAATAAATAAAGGAACCAAAAATGTATTTGATAGCATTGAAGAAGACAGCCGTAATATTGACAGCCTTGATGATGGCGTCCAGTTGCAGCCTGATACCAACTAAACAGGTAGAAATTTTAAGTAAACCTATAGAAAGAACTATAGTGCAACCTGTAATGCCTAGGGAAATAGACCTGAAAGATCCCTATTGGTATGTAGTGTCAGATAAAAATTTAGAAGAATTTTTAACCAGAGTTGAAAAAGACCAAGACCAAGTAGTATTTGTTGCGATGTCTGTACCTGATTACGAGCTTATGGCTTACAACATGCAAGAGCTGAAACGTTATATTAACGAGCTTAAAGAGGTTGTTGTCTATTACAGGAAAGTAACAATTGACAAACCAGAGGAATAATCTGCTAGAATTAAGGTTCTTAAACTAATAGGAGAATAAGAATGGTAGATTTAATAATGTGGGTAACAACAATAGTAACAGTATCAAGTTTGATTGCTGCATCTACATCCACGCCCAAAGACGATGTTTGGATTGGTAAACTTTATAAATTTATTGATATGCTAGCTTTAAATATAGGCAAAGCAAAGGAGAAGTAGATGAACGATAACACTGAAAAATTTAGTGGAGATATGAGCCGCAACGAAGTTGAGATAGACCTTAATAAATTTATGGCTATGGTTTCAGAGATTGGTGAACTTAAACAAAAAATCATGGAACTAGAAAACGATAAGCAGCCTGATAACCCTTGGCAGAAATGGATATGGCTATCTAACATGATTGATGCTTGGAGAATATTCCCTAGGGCATTTTTAAGTGTATATATTATATTGCTATACAAATGCACAATATGGTTTATGGAACTACCAGCACCAACATTTGAACAGTCAGGTTTAATTTCTGTTGTAGTTGGAGCGGGTGCTGCTTGGTTTGGTCTTTACGCAGGAACAGCTAAAGATAAAATTAATAGTCAGTAATGGAAGTATTTGACCTTATAGAAAAGGTCGGATTACCAATAGCTGGTGGCCTTGTTATGGGCTACTTTATATTTTTAATAATGAAACAGCTTATGGAAGGGCTTGTTAATAAAATTAAAACAGTACAGGGCATAACCAAAATGCTCATAACTCGAGCATCAATAATGAATAACGATATGATTCGCATAGACACAAGCGTGTCTGCTGCGCTCAATCTAAAACCGGATCTAGGAAGGATTGCACGGGCAGAAAACTTTGTAGAAGATGGGAAGATAGACGCTAGAAGAGACTAATGGATATAGTCGCTTTAGTAGAAAAGTTTGGTTTCACTACTATTATGGTAGTGGGCCTAGGCTATTTCGTTTATTACGTATGGATAACCATAACTAAAACTATTGACCCCGCCGTTGCAGAAATGCAAAAAACTATAATACGGTTAACCGACCAACTTAGACTGCTTGACCAAGATATGATACGCTTACAAGAGAAAGTTAATACTGTATTAGAATTACGGGGTAAAGAAAATGGTAAAGAAAAGAGGAAGACCAAGCAAAGCAGAAATAAAACGTAGAAGAAGAGAAGAAGGTAAAGATGCTGCTATTCAGTGGGTATGTCTTTTTGGTGTTCTTATGGTGTTGGGTATATTTATACAGCAGGCTAGAGCTGACCAAATAGTACACAAGTTTAAATCCCCCAGCTTTAACGGTATGGGAACATCATCTCATTACCTTACAATTGAGAATCAAGAGTTTAGCCGTAAGCTAACTATTAAAGAAGAAATTAAAGCTTTACAAGAAGAAATAGAACGAGAGAAAGAAAATTCTACACTTGCTAGATTTATGCGTAACCTTGAATCAAGAGTTTATGCTGAGTTATCTAGACAGCTAGTAAACAACCTGTTTGGCGAGACCCCTTCTTCTTCTGGTACTATAACCCTAGAAGGTAATACGATAGAGTATACTAGTGATGGCGTTACATTAACCTTAAAGATAACAGAAGCAGATGGCACAGTTACAGAAATCACAATACCTATTGGTACTTTTACTTTCTAGTTGTTCTATACTCGACCAACGAGAAGATACATACGAACAAAGATTTAAAGAACACGATGTAGTATCTATTCAAGACCTACAATCTATTGATTTAAAGAACGCACCTGTACCAGAAATAAGTCCGGTAGTAGCCGTATACCCAACATCATTTACAGACCAAACAGGTCAACGTAAAAGCAACAGTGAGTTTGCTTTATTTAGTAGTGTTATAACTCAACAACCCAATGCTTTACTTATAAGAGCCCTTAAACATGCAGGCAATGGCGAGTTCTTTAGGGTTGTTGAAAGAGTGGGTCTTGATAATTTAACAAAAGAACGCCAGCTTATAAGATCTGCAAGAGAACAGTTTGCAACAGAAGAAGAAAAGAAAAAACAACTAGCACCGTTGTTGTTTGCTGGAATACTAATAGAAGGTGCTGTTTTATCTTACGAGGCTAATCTAGAGTCTGGTGGTATAGGCGCTAGGTATTTAGGCATAGGAACTAGTGTGCAATACAGAGAAGATAATATAACAGTGTCGTTAAGAATGGTATCTGTAGCTACAGGCGAGGTATTGTTAGAAGTACTAAGTCAAAAAACTATATTTAGTTACGGTAAATCAGAGGATGTATTTAGATTTATTGAGGCTAATACAGAACTAGTAGAGATAGAGCTAGGCAACGCTAGAAACGAGTCATCAACCATAGCATTAATGAAAGCTATAGAAGGTGGTGTCTTGGAAATAGTTAATCTAGGATACAACAAAGGTTACTGGAATAGACAAGATACCGCCAAAGGAGTAGAATAATTACATGAAGAACAAGCTTATAAGTTTACTTGCTGTTTTTTGTATAGGAGTTACTGGAGCAGACAACGAAATCTTTATCGACCAATCAGGTACTGGGGCTAATATAGACCTAGAACAATTAGGTATCTCAAACATTATTGGTGGACTTAGTTCATCAGCAGGCAGTCTAACAGCGCTTGATTTAGACGGTACTAGTCTTACCCTAGATATTAATATGATTGGAAATACTAACAAATTTCTTGGGGATATTTTAGCAAACAGCTTTACCGGTTCTTATAATTTTATAGGTTCTACAAACACGTTCACTCTCCAGGTAGATCCAACCAACACGTACGGAGCTAACAGCTCTAATCAAAACGTAGCTGTAACAGGAGCTGGAAACACATTTACTTTAAATCAAGGCACGTCCGCATTAGCTGCTACTCTAGATTTAGATTGGATTATTCAAGGTTCTAATAACACAATTGTATCAAACATTAATATTGACGGTGCAACTAACTATATGGATATAGATGGTAGTGATAACACAGTTAATTATACGGGAACAGGCGTAACAGCTAGTGCTGGTGGTTATTTCTATTTAGACCACACAGGTGGCCAAAGAACCTTTAATATCCAACAACTGAGCACCCAAGACAATGACTGGCTTAAAATTATATCAATTGGTGGCAACGCTTCTTCTACTGTTTGTGTCGTTCAAAACGACCAAGGTACAAGCACAAGCTGCTGATATTGGCGGTATATCTGAGCTAAATGGTTCAGCACAAATAGTAAGAGACAAACCCTACCAAGCAGATTTAAAGTTTGCCATACAAAGCAACGATGAAGCTATAACTACAGACGGTAGAATGGCTATAACATTTCTTGATGATTCAATAGTAAAGTTAACTGAACATTCTAAGTTAACAATAAACGAATACATATACGACCCTGATCCATCCAAGGCAAAGATGGCTCTTACCTTTGGTCTTGGTACTGCTAGGTTTATTAGTAGTAACCTAAACAAAATAAACAAAAGCAATATAAAGTTATCCACGCCCACGGCCGACATAGCAATACGTGGAACAGACTTTACAGCTACAGTTGATGAGCTGGGACGTAGTCTAATTATTCTTTTACCAGACGCTTTTGGTTTATCTAGTGGAGAAATAGAAGTGGTAACAGCTATGGGGACCGTCTTATTAAATAAACCTTTTGAAGCTACAACAGTTAGTGTGTTTGAATCTGCTCCTAGTAAACCTGTAATACTGGATTTAACGTTAGACCTTATTGATAATATGCTTATTGTTACTCCTCCTAAAGAAGAAAAAACAACCTACGCTGAAAATATATCGACTAAACAAGAAAGTATTTTAGACTTTAATGAGTTAGATGTAGATTATCTTGACGTTGATTACTTAGGAGAGGATGAGCTTGAGTTTACAGAACTAGATATTAATTTTTTAGATGTAAACTATTTAGAAGACCTTCTTAATGTACTAGATGCATTGGCCATAGCAGAAGAAAAAGACCAACTAGCACAAGCTACAAGCACTCAAATAGTAGGGACGTCTTTAGGTAAAGACCCCGACACCCAGATTACTACATTAATAACAGGAAATGTAGTAAGCTTAAGAAGGAACGTTAATGAATCTGTACGGTTAGATGTTAACGGAAGTGAGTCTTACACGGTAATATTTATACAAGACGGTGTATCAAATGTTGTTAAGATTAATGGTGGAGGAGAGTCTGTCATTACAATAACTCAAGGAGGATAATGTGAAGAAATGGATTTCGTTTGTTGGCGTAGGGTTACTTTGTTTACCCTTATTATTCAATGTGCAGGCATTAGAAGTACTTAAACTAAAAGTATTTGATGCTTTCGTACAAACTCCTGATCCTACTGGTTTCTTTGTAACATTAGATATTACTGAAACAGATGTAAGTCAGGCAGGCGGTTGGCCTTTTCCTAGGCAAGACTTAGCTAAAATACAAAACAATTTAATTAAAGCTGGAGCTATGGGTGTGGGTTGGGTAGTGGCTTTTCCAGAAGCAGATAGATTTGGCGGGGATGAAACCTTTGCTAGATCCCTTGCAAGCATACCAAGTGTCCTAGCCATGTTTGAAAGCAACACGGGGGTTGTGCCGCCTACTACGGGTACTGTTATATTAGGAAAAGGTGCGGACGGAATACCAGCTAGCGGCGTAATAGTTAACACGGATATTTTAAGAAAGGCTACTAACGAAGGGATTGCAGCAGCTAGAGTAGATGTAGATAATCTTGTAAGAAGAATGCCTTTGCTTATGCAAACAAACACAGGGTGGGCTCCAGCTTTTGGTACGGAAGTTTTAAAGATACTGTCTAATACTGATACTTATATTATACGTACAGAACAACAACAAATAGCTGGTATAAAAGTACCTAACTTTGGTGAGATAGCAACCGATGGCCTAGGTAGGAAGTGGGTGTCCTGGGTTAATACTCCACGGACCACGCTCGATGATATGGATGTAGAAGGTAAGTTTGTATTTGTAGGAGTTAGTGCCAAAGGAGTAATGCCACAAATTGCTGTACCTACAGGGCTTTTATATCCACACGAAGTACAAGCTGCGCTTACAGAAAGTTTATTTTTTGAGTCTCCACAAATACCCGGAGCAAGTCTACTATATGAATTACTTATATTAGTAACAGTATTATTATCAGCTGTATTTATAATACGTATGTTTGGTTTAGTCGGCACTGTTGTAGGAATAGTAGGGCTTGGATCTATAACAGCAGCAGGTGGCTGGTATCTTATAACTTCTAATATACTTATAGATGTTAGTTATAGTTTGTTATCAATGATACTTATATCTGTACAAGAATTTTACCTAAGATTTAATGAACAATTTAAGTTACGACAGTTAATTAAAAAACAATTCGAACACTACTTAGATCCCAGGCAGGTTGCACGTTTGCAAGATAACCCAGAGCTTCTTAAACTAGGAGGAGAAAAACGTGTTTGTACGTTTTTGTTTACTGACGTTAGGGGTTTTACTAACTTGTCAGAAAAATTAGAACCTGAAGAAGTAACAGAGATAATGAATAAAGTACTTACCGTACAAGTTCAATGCATCCAGGCACACGGTGGTATGGTAGACAAATTTATTGGTGATGCATGTATGGCTATATTTAATGCTCCTTTAGATTTAGATGAACATGAGCAAAGAGCTGTTGCTTGTGCTAGAGATATGCGTACAGCAATTAGAATGCTACAAAAAGAATTGCCTGAACCAATTGCAATTGGCATAGGTGTTAATACAGGTCCTGCTGTTATTGGTAATATGGGAAGTGATACAAGGTTTGATTATTCGGCAATAGGAGATGCTGTGAATACAGCTGCACGATTAGAATCTGCTACGAAAGAAGCAGGTGTTGATCTGTTAATTGGTGAGTCTACACGTACAAAAATACCAGAAGCTAGGTTCTGTAAAAAAATGTACGTTAAAGGAAAAAAAGATGCACTCAAAGTGTATACTATTTAAATGGCTAGAGACTATAAAAAAGAATATGCTAATTACCATAGTAAACCTAAACAAAAAAAGAATAGGGCTATGAGAAATTTAGCTAATAGAACGGCTAAAAGATTAGGACAGATTGTAAAAGGAGATGGCAATGACGTTCACCACAAAGATGGAAACCCTAGAAATAACAAGACATCTAATTTAAAAGTTAAATCTGCTTCTGAAAATAGGTCTTATGCTAGAACTAAGAAAGCAAGGAAAAAAAACCCAAAAGCGTAAAAAACGACCTCATGAGAGCTCGCACATAGCGTTTTGTTTACAGTAGTAAGGCCTAAGCTTCAACTTAAACAACTTTTTAATGAACTTTATTATAAGTTCTTCTGAGAAGTTTTAGTATTTTTTAAAGTTTCTACTAGTTTATTTAGATACCATTGGGCTTTTTCTAAGTCTTGTGTACCATTTTTAGCTTCGTAACGCCAAATGTATTTTAAAATATTACCTTTTAGGTAACCTTTAAAAGCATCAGGTGTCATACTTTCTTCTATTGCTACAATACACTCTATATTTCCTGTGTTGTAGTGTGGGGGTGAGTTAACCATGTCAGTCATTTTCTTTTCCTAAATAATTTATCTTCTGTTCTTTGAAAAGATCTTTCTAAGAACTTGGTTAGCCATTCGCTAAATAGTTTTTTCATTGTTTTTTTCCTAAACAAAAATTAGTTAACGACTCTATATACATTTTAAAAGGTATAGCTTCGTCGTTAAATTGTTTTACTGTTAATTCTTCAATTGTAAAATCTTCAGTAACGTACACAAGATCTCCAGATGCAAAAACAGCGTACGTAAACATATTGTGGTTTGCTCGTTCTGTAAGCCATATACGTTGTTGAGCAGATAAGTTTATTTTAATTTTTGATGTGGGTTTGGTAGGGAGCGTATCTTTGTATTTATATTCGATAAAACAGTGATTAGCTCTGCCAGAGTAAAAAGTATCTGCAACACCGCCATGATAAGGGTCGTTGATTTTCCAACGGTAAATCTCCTTGGGCAGGTGCTTATGTACTTTATTAATAAACTCCTTTTCTTGCACATAAAAAGTATACCACACGTACTTAGGCGCGAACCATTAGTTCGCACCCGTACGTAAGTTATTAACCGCCGTAAGACCTTAAATAAAATTCTTTTGCAGTTTTATAAGTTTCTTCGTTCAACCAACCAACATTAGAGATGTCTATATTCATAAACGCCTGTCCTTTTCTGTTAGTAGTTGATACAGATGACATTTTCCAAAGAGCAGCAAACCTGTCTCCAGATAATTTCATTATTTGCGTATTCCATTCTTTTGACACTCTAAGTTTAGAGTTAGCACAATCGAATAAAAACGGTATGTCAGCTATTTTCCCAGTTTTTTCTTCTACTTTTAATAAAGTATGAGTTTGAGTTTGGGTTATATCTACCTCGCTTTCTTTTTCGTTAGCTTCTGTTAAAGCTGCAATAGCTTCTGCTTTACTAGGATAACTACCTAACAAACCTCCGCCAGCTTCACGTTTTTTCCAACAAATATACTCTTCTTTGAAATGTACATTAACTAGTAGAATTTCTTGGCCATAATTTTCACCTGTTACAGTGTTTATAAAATCGCCAACCTTAACGTTATCCATATAATCGCTATGATTTTCATCTACTTCATTAGACATCTTTTGAAGTTGTTTTACACGCGGCACTGAAAGATGTTCCGAAGTTACATTTTCATTACCTAGTGTGCTACCTAATTTAATATGAGCTGGTAGTTCGCTCGTTACAATACTTATATCTTTAGACATAATTCATTTTCCTTTTTTCGTCGTTCTATTATTATTATGCTGACCTAAAATTAATTCTAGTCAACTCCGTACTTATAACACCAGGAACATCCATCCCTAGTGCAATAAGTTCTCTGTAGGCGGTTGCAGACATACGCTTTTGCAATAGCTCAAACTGGTTAGTTTTTGCTACGTGCTCCTGCAATAGATCCCAATCTTCTACAGTTGGCACAATCTCTTCTTTCAAAGAAATCGTACATACATCATTAGAAATTTTATCGAGCCCTTGCTCTCTCATTCTAATAGTGATTTGTATTTCTAGTTCGCGCTGTGCGCTTTTGAGGCTTTTTTCTTGTGTTTGTACGGCTTTTACTTCCGCACGAATTTTAGCTACCTCAGCTAGTAAATCTGTTAATTTTTCTTTAGCCATTTTTTTGCTCCTTTAATATATTTAATAAGTTTTCCATTCGCCCTAGTTTAGTATTTAGCTTTTTATATACTTCAGGCTCCCAAGTATTTTTAGCTTGTATTAATATAGTTTCAGTCTTTTGTGTTTGCCCTGCTCTATATATACGTTGGTTAAATTGTTGAAAGTGTTCTGCGTTGTATGTAGGTGAACACCATATAACTGTATTAGCTTTAGTAAGAGTAAGACCATGTCCTGCTGATTGCGGATGACAAAACAATACTTGTATTTGTCCTGCTTGATAACGCGTTACAATATCCTTTCTTTTTTCAGGTGCTATAGTTCCGTCAATAACAGCGTAAGAAATATTTTCTTTTTCTGCTATTTCTATTAAAGCGTTACGTTCGTGACGCCAGTTAAATGCTACTAATGAGTGCGCACGTTGGGACACAAGTGTCATAACTATGTCATATCTTTCTTGGTGTATAAATTGCACTAGTTTATCTTCATCATATACAGCTCCTGTAACTAACTGCAGTAGTTTTTTTACTCTAGCTCCTGCGTGCACTGCGTTTACTGTGCCTGCTTTTGTATACAGAACTGATTCGTCAGCCAATAATTTGTATTGTTTTTGAACTGTAGGTGTAAGCTTAGTATTTATTGTACGTACAATGTTGTCAGGTAGATCCATACATTCGGTAAGTGCGTACCTTATAGTTATATCTTTTAGTCTTTCTGCTACTGTTTGTTCTGCGCCTGGTTTGTCAATCCATTCATTAGCAAAGCCATTAAATTTTGGAGTACATACAGTGTTTCTGAACGCAAAATAACGTGCACCTAAACGATCGCCGTCATCTACTATGTACGCTGGATGCCATATATCTAATATAGTATTGCTGTTAGGTGTACCTGACATTGCAATTCTGTTGTCAAACAAAACAGATAATTTAGCTATGTTTTTACTGCGTTTAGCAGTTCTGTTTTTAAATGCTGTAAACTCATCTATTACTAATGTATTAAAGCTTTTTAGCAAATGTTTATTTTTTATAAGAAAGTTAACAGCTTCAAAATTTGTAATAACTATATCTGTAGTTGTATCTTGAAATATTTTTTCTCTGTTTTTTGCATAAGCTACTCCGTACGTTAGTTCAGGCGTAAATTTATCTATGTCTTCTCCCCAAGCTGCTTCTAAAATAGATAAAGGAGCAAGTACTAATGTACGACCTTTAAATTGCATAAGAGCATCTAATACTGCACGTGTTTTACCTGTTCCTGGATCGGAGGTAATCATACATTTTGGGTTAGCTACAATGAAATTTGTAGTTGTTGTTTGATGCTCATAGGGCATCGGTATATTATCGTTCATCTTTCATTCCTCATGTTTTACAATGCTCTGTGTTATTTGGTTGAGCACCGTATATTAATTATACTCTAGGTTATACCCCACTGGCAATAGGGATCAAAACCTTTAGCGTAAGTACACCATTTACAATTATACAAACTAGGGTTAGGTGGGAATTTAACCGCTGTTGTCATTGTTATTCCACGTTCATGAAGTTTTGGCATAAACTGCATAGCTTCATCTCGAGTGTAAGTTTGTTCTAGAGTTGTTCCATGGTCTAGATACCATATTTCTGTTTGAACTATTTGTAATTCAGGGAATCTAAAGAAACTACCTATTGCGTAGATTAGAGCTTGTTGACTGTGGGCTATTTCGTTACCGAACTGTTTACCTGTTTTGTAATCAATTACGCGACCTGATGTCTCTGTCTCGTGTACAAATGCATCTAGTTTTATCCTAGCCCAAACATCCCCTGCCATCCAATCACATACTTGCCAATCTATTGTAAAACCCCAATCGCCTTCTACTTCTACTTTAGCTTCTTCGAAAAGAGCATGTAGTTTTGTAAATTTTGATTGGAATTTTTTAAGCGTGTCAGGTAGCTCTGGGAGCTTGCCTTGTACGTAATCTTCAGCCTGTTGATGTATCTCCGTACCACGCGCCGCTGCAGGTCCGAAGTCTTCGGGAATTTTTTTTACTTTACCTATATAGGTACGATAAGCGCAAGCTTCGAAGGTTTTTAAAGCTGAATAGCTCCATGCTGGTACATGTCCAAGTTCAAGATCTTCCGTGACCTCTATCGCGCTTATTAAGTCAGGGCGATTAGGCTGTGTTAGTTGCTCCGTCAATTAAAGTTAAATCCCTTTCGTCAAAATGTTCTTTTATAAGTTCTTCTTTTACATTATTGTCTATTTTCCAAGCCAATACAACTCCTCGTGGTATTCTTGCGTTTCTGTCTTTACTAATACGTTTACGTTCAGTCTTAATGTTAAGCCTGGTCATACGTTTTGCAAAATCTCTTTGTGATAAAGTATTGCGGCTGTCAGTAAGTGCATCATATACAATTTTAAAATGTACAAGCGGTACAACTGTTGTTTCTCCTACTGAAACCAACCAAGCTTTTACATATCTTTGTGCCGTACTTATACCGCCAGCGTCAAAGGTATTTGTAAGAGGTATTTCTAATATATCTGTAAAGTATTCTAAATTACGTGTGCGTATTGCATTTGCAAATTCTTCTATAACAGACATAGACACTTGCTTCATTTCTTTTTTAGCATCATTTTCTAAAGCAGTGTGTGCCATACGTACATCTACTTTAAATTTCTGTAATACTCCCGCTATTATGTAAAGCTCTGCGTCTAAAACATCTAGATTATTTAATAGCTCTGGGTAAATCTCTTCTATTTTTTGTTCTTGTCTAGGAGCAACGTTATAACGTCTGTCGCTTTCTTCTATTTTAACTGCGTCAGCTCTGTTAGTAAGAAACAAAAAGTTTGTAAAAGATGGAAGTTCTATTTGGTTAGTACGCATTGCTCTAATAGTTAAATTAGGTTCTGTAATTTGATGTTTAAGTTTGTCGGCCATGCGACCTACTGATCCTGAGTCAGCCATACGAAATTCATCTACTACTAAAAACAGTGCTGTTCTCATGTATAGGTTAAATTGTTCTTCTATATTTTCTAAAGCTCTCATAGGTGTTTGTTGTTCGCCAAATAACGGCTTAAGAACTTTGTGTACAAACAAACCTTTACCAGTGCCCGGTATGCCCGTAAATATCCATGCTGTCATAGCTTTTTTCTTATTTTGGTAAATGTACGCAAGCCAATTAACAAAGTGTTCAAACTCTGGTTTGCCATTACCTAACGCATGCATAAGAAGTTTATAGAAATTAGGCGCAATTTTTTGTACTTCTATAGCAGTTCCGTATTCTAGTTCTTTTACGTTTGTATTAGCTCGCAGCATGTATTCTGTACGACGAAATAAGTTTACGTAATAAGGAACTTCATCTAATTGAATACCTTTATCGTTACTTGGATCAAATACTACTTTAGCGTCAGGGACGTAATCCATATTAGGACGACCGTGTGATTTCATAAAATCATTTATAGAGTTTTTATTAGTAGGTGTTAATGGGTAGTCATCACTAAATTGTTGTTTAGATTCGTCAAAAATACCATTAAAATAAGTATCTGTATAAAAATCTCTAAGAGCAATAGGTTTTTGTTTTGTTTCTGAATCAATTTTATCTGCAAATATATCAAATATACTTTTGTAAAAATCAGGGTCAGCTTTTTCTATTTCCCATACTGGTTCGCCTTTAAAGTTATACATGTAATGGGGGTTAGTTAATAAAAAATAATAACCTCCACTATCTCCGCTGTTTACATTGCAATTAACAAAAGGTTCGGACACACGTGCTACCTGGATCGTCATTTTGTCAGGGTTTTGTAATACTTCTTGAGCTTCGCCTGCAACATTTACTGTTGCTACTTTACCTACTCTTTTAGGAAGATTGTTTTTCTTTCTTAAATTATCTTTTATAGTTAAACCTAAAGAATGTACTTTTTCAGGGTTAACATCTATTAAAGATGAAGATATTTCAAGCACGGCTGAACTACGATTTACTTGTACAAACCTACCATCTGGTAACGGGTCTTGTACGCCTTTAAACACTGGAGGAGCTATATAAATAAGTTTACTGTTGTCAGTGACAGATGGGTCAAGTATGTACGAAAGACTTTGGCCATTAGCAGATAAAGTTATTTGTTCAGCTAAGAATTCTGTAGTGTAATTAATTAAACGAATATAATCTTTTAGTGTTTTAGGATGCACTGGCATATCTAATAAAAAGAATAAGTGTAATGACACTGTGTCTTTTTTTACGCCTAAAGATGCACTTGCTTGTGCGATGTACGAAACAGTATGGAATATCTCAGGTAGTTGCATAACTATTTTGTCGGCTAACGCCTGAAGATCTCCTGGGTTACTTGTACGTAAGCCATCTACATCTAAAACTAGTAATTCTGTAGTTGCAGAACGGTCGGACATAAATGCGCGTGGTTCATCATCAAGCACTCGTTTTAAAGGGCCTTTGTGTAAACACGCACCATCTGCAGCTGCACTACAAAGTGCACGGAATAGTTTAGTTAAACCTTTTTTATCAGTAGAAATTTGTTCTGAATAAGAACTAAAGTTTTTTACTAATGGGTAAGGTTTTGAACCTTGTTTTGATATTTCTTTTGCTAATGGTTTTTTAGCTTTTAGGAAAACAACTTCCATATTAAATCTCCTTTATTAAATATACCTCTTCTCTATCAATACGTACACTTGAGTCAGCCTCAAATGCTATTTTGCATTGTTTAGTTGCGATATCTGTTATTGTTATAGTGCAGAGAACTTGGCCGTTAGTGTGCACAACGACCTTGTCTCCTTTTTTTCTTGTAAGAATTAAGTTCTTATTTGTCATATACTTGGCTAACTCCGCCTTCTGCGTCAAGAGGTAGATCCTTGCACCACTTAGGTGGTGTGCGCATGATTTCTATTATTTGATTCATTGTAGCATCTGAATCTACTTCAGAGCCAATGGCAATAATTTCGTCGTGTACCTGCATTACAATGTCTACCTGTGGTAATTTTTGTACGTCTAACATCTGGTCAGTAATTACTAACCGTGCTAAAGCTTGTACAACATTTTCTGTAATTCTTGGTCCATGTGTGCGTATATAATCTCTTTCTGTCTCGTAAACAAATTCTCCTCTAGTATAGGCTAGATGAGGATATGATAAATGCATACCGTTTGGTAATTCTAATTTACGCGGACGAATGACTAGCGGCCCATACGGAGTACCGTCTGAATTTGGAGATATCATTTCAAATAACATATCTTTCATTCCGGACCAAAGTAGGGGAATGTTGGGATACATTCCACGGTATTGTTGTACAATAGTTTGTGCTGCTGATTCGGACATATCCACTGATGGTGATCCGGCTTTTAGTGTGTCTTGAAATCTGACATGACCCATACCATAACCTAACCCTAAGATAGCAGTTTTACCTACATACCTTTCTAGTTTGTTTTCTTTGGTTATTGTACGGTTGTATATTTCAGAAGCAAATTCACAATATACATCTCTACCTGTAGCAAAAGCGTTTAACAAATCTTCTTCTTTTGCAAGCCACGCTAACATTCTTGCCTCTATGTTAGATGAGTCAGCAATAAACAACTTTTGACCTTGAGGGGCCATTAGTGCCGTACGTAATTTACTACCTCGGGGGAGGTTCTGTAAGTTAATTTTATCTGAACCGCCAAATCTACCTGTGTGTGCGGCGTAGTAACGCAGCGGTATGCTGAACGTACCGTCAGGATTAGTAGAATCAATAAATCTTTGCGCACGAGTTTCCTCTATGCGTGATTTTACTAATTCTCTTGCTTCCCATATGTTTGAATGTTCTGGATACATACGTTGCATTTGAATATAAGCAGGGTCTGCTTTACCAAAAGCTGGTATTTGTTTACCTGTAGTAGGGCTTTTTTTAGTAGGGACATTTATACCTAGTCCTTCTATAAAAGCAGCAAACTTTTGTTGGCTGGCTAATACATCTCTTGTTGTTCCGCTGTCCTCTATCCCTTTTGCTGTTTTAACTACAATTTCTTCTTTGTAAGTTGTTAAAAGTCCACGGTCGAGTATAAGTTTAGGTTCTACAAACATACGTACAGTAAGATTTATAAGATCCAATTCTGTGTCCGGATAATTACGTGAGTAACTTTGAAAAAGTTCATACGTCAGATCGACATCTTGAATACAGTACGCACCTATTTGCGCGTCAAGCTCAGGATCTAAATCGCGTACGCCTTTGGCATTAACAAGTTCTTCGCCTTTTCTTAATGTTTCGTCATTAGGAAATTCACGTTTTGCACAATCTTTTAATCGTGCAGACATGTTCGGATACAAACCACGACTCATTGCCGCTGTGTCGTAATAGTACGACGGTTTATACCCGAAATGCTGTGTAAGAATATAAGCATCAAACAGGGTATTGTGGCAAACGAGGGCAACATTGTCCCAATCGATTTGCTCCAAAATGGCCGGGGTGTCACACTCGTTATACCATTCTGTTACTCCGTCTTCTACTTTTATTCCCACGCCCCAAACTTTGAACTGATCATCGTTAACATATTGCACAGTGGACATTTTTGTTAAACTTGTTTGTGTATCGAAATAAGTTTCGAAATCTAAATATAATTTTTGCATTATTTTTTGCTCCATTGGTCTACATATTTTTCGGCAATCTTGCCTTTAGTTATTAATTGTTCTGCTTGGTCTAGCAACTTTTCAACATTGTCTATTTCTTTCCATACTTCATCAATTGTTGATTGTTCTAAATCGTAATCGAATGCAGAGTCTGGAATAGCATTGTCTAATTCTGACATAGCTTTTCGCAATGCACCTAGGTAAATAAATGTTTGTTTTGTCATAATTCCTCCTTGAACTATAGTATTTTATGGCCTGCTTCCTTCATGGCAGCTAACCATTGTTTATATTGTTTTGTTGATGCCTGTTCCCAACCTTGTTGTTTGGACACAGTCATATTGTAAGCAGTTGAACGGCTTACGCGTTTCCATTGTATAAATGGTAAATCTTTTGGGTCATTATAACGTCTATAATGATGTATAGGGTTACGCTTTACGTAGATCACTAATCTAATTACTCCTTAATTAAACTTGACAATACAAGTAAGTGTCTTTAAAACATTAAGTATTACATACTTTTGTGTAATATAACAAGTGAGGAAATTACAATGGCAATTTTTAAAAGTGGTCAGGTAAATAGCAATCAATCTTTTAAGCCGTTTCCAAGTGGAAACATGGCAGTAAGATATGCAAAACTAGATGTAACTGCAGCATGCAACACCAACGACGTGTACCAATTAGTACAAGTTTTTGCTGGTGAAACTGTTCACGACATTAAAATCACATCAAGTGATTTAGATGCTGGTACTGAACTAGTGTTTGATGTTGGTGATGGCACAGATACAGATAGATACATTGATGGTTCAACAATTGGACAAGCTGGTGGTGTAGATCACGAAGCTGCTGATTTAGCACCAGTTGTTTACGCAGCTGATGACACTATCGATATACTTGTTCAAGTAGACCCTGCTACAGACGTAGCTACTGGTACTCTTGAAATGTGGGTATACGTATCGTAAGTTAGTAAAGGCGCATAGCCTAGTTAGGGGAGACCTTCCTTTGCTAGGCTATACTAATGCCACTCCTTGGCATGTTAGTGAATAGTAGGCCCTACGTCGTCCCAAAGACCTTGAGATACAAATTGTTCCCAATTTCCATCGTATCCATACGCAAATAAAACACAAGACCTTATGTCATCTTCTGACATAGTATATTGCTTAGAAGCATCTTCTATTCCTATGTCCATAGCTGTATGACCTATGTCCATCATTGCTGATTTAAGTCTTCCCATCGTAATCCCCCTTTAAATATAATTCTTTAAATTTCATTTCAGCTTGGTCGTTAGTCCATTTATTTTCATTGTGTCTGCTACGTTCAAAAGTAACAGCACTTACCCAACTACTCATATTTGCTTCATATGAGTACTCTGTATTGTATTGCCACGAAGTTTGTTCTGCATTTGACATATTAATCATCTCCCATTAACTTGTTAGTTAATATAACCTCATTTAACTCGTGTTTCAATTCGTCAGGAATAATTTGCTCAGGTGTTAACCTTTTAACAGTAGACTTAACTGTTTTCTTAGCCATACGTTGCTTGTATTCCTCTGGAACAAGACTCATAGCACCTGGCCATTCGTCTATAAACTTTTTAAGCGTAGTTATTTTTAATAAATAATCCATAAAGTCTACTAATTTACTAGCTACTTTTTGTTCTACTTCTCCTACTGTTATTAAACCAGCACACATCTCAGGGTCTGTTATAAGCAGAGCTGAACCATGAGGACTGTATTGGTCTTCGCCCCAACCCCTAGTGTAGCGCAAGTCAAATTCGTAAGGAGCATAAAAATGTGGTAAATCCTTTATAACAACAGGAACGTCATCTTTATGATAATTAGCTAATCCTTTAAGATAATCTTTTCGTCCGTAACCTTGTTCTTCCATTTCTTTGTTAGGAAACGAATAATTTGCATAAAAAGTGTAATTTAAAGTTTTAGATAAATTTGGATTTATTATTAAACCTAAAGTATTTTGAGGTCTAAGAAAGTTTTCCATTATAACATCGCGATAACTACTACCGTTTGCTGCTTCTGGAAACTTTATAGCTAAGTTAGCATATATACTTTCCCATTCTTTTTGCAAATCTACTGCACATCTAAAATCGTCATCATGCATATGTAAATTATTAATTACTTTTTCTATGTGTGGTTCTATGTTGCTATGTACTCTGTAAGCTTTAAACAATTGCTGTTTAAAGTTGTTTCCTATTTGATCACGCAACGTTTGTGACATTGATACACTCGCCATTATGTTTCTCCTTGATTAAATAAATCTTTATTATTAGTGTTTACCGCCTGATATTTATCAGCCGGTTGTTCGTCGTTGTCATCAACGTCATCTAAACCCATAATAATTACTTTGTCGTTAATAAATTCTTTACCAAATGCATCTTCTAATTTAGTTTTAAGAGCTTTGTTAAAGTCGTTTAGGTTTTTATCAGTCATTATGACCTCCAGTCAGGTTTTACAGTTTTCCACTTAGGTTTAACTGTAGGGATTGATATATTAAGTGGCTTTGACATAATTATTTTGTTGTTTTTCTCAAGCGTTAGTTTCTCATGCACCATAGTCTTTTTCATAAGAAATAAGACTATAGATGCAGACAAACCGCCAATCATAGCTGCAGTCATACCGCTGAATGTGCCGTAAAAGCACACCATAAGAGTAACTGTAATTAAGACGTCAACAAATACATCGTGACCGATTGTTTTTTTACCGCCAGCTTTAAGCGCCAGTAAAAGAAGGCCTAGGGCCGACAGGATTCCTATTAAAATCATGTTTGTTTCTCCACATTAGATAAGCCATATAGCCAAACTGTATAGCTTCGATTAATATCCATAGTGCTGTTGTTAAAGCACTAACTGTTGCTGCATTCATATAATTCTCCATAATAAATATAAAATTGAGCCAAGGCCTATGCCTGTGCCCAGTAGGATTAGTGAGTATTGGATGCTAGTCGCAATACCAAAAAGCAAAAAGAGAACGCCAGTACCTACCAATACTGATGTTGTGTATTCTTTTGCTGTTGTCTTACATTTCGATGATTTCGCCATATGGGGCCTCCCCTGGTTCAGTTGTTATCCATAACACCGGATAATGAGGTGCATCACCAAAGTCGTCGCATTCTAAATCTGTAAGATATATAAGTGCTGCAACATTAGGATGATGTTTGTTTACGTAGTCTATAGCTGGAGCAAACCTAGTACCGCCACGCCCTTCAAACTGAACTGTTTTTAAGGGCAACGATTCTCTGGTGTACTCTACGTCGCTGTTAACTTCAGTATCACATTGGATAAGATGAATAGCTTCTGGGCTTAAGTCACGCAATATAGATGATATCTCTGTTAGATCTTGACCAAGTTCGTCATTAGTTCTAGAACCTGACGTATCGCACACGACTGCTACTGATTCTAAACATGGTGTATGCAAAGAAGGTAAGTACATGCCGCGTCCGATAAAACGTTTGTTAGGTCTAAGCCAAGAAAAGTCAGATTTGTTATTAGCACGTAAGAACCTTGCTAACACCATTTTCCAATCTATTTTAGGTTCTGCTATATCAGTCACTAAATCTTGCATAGAACCAGACAGTTTGCCTTGGGCTTTAGCTGCTTCAGCAGACTGATTAATAGCAACAGTAAGTTTAGCTTCGATAGCACTCTGAGTACCAGAAGTTCCATCTGATTCAGGGTGGTCTAGCACACCGCCACAATTGCCAGAGTCAAACTTTACATCGTCCCAACCGTTTGGAGGTTCAGGCAACATATTGTAAATAACTTCTGACATCATATTGAGATAAGCATCATCTACTAAACCACCTTTAGGCAAAATAAAATTTTCTGCTACAAGATGGTTGTTAATAGCGTAGTCAGCTGCAACGTTCCATTTATTAGGCAAACGTTCTTGTCTACGCACATGATGCATAAGTACCATGTGCATAACTTCGTGAGCTAAAAAACCGACGCGTTCCAATTCTGACAACTTGCCAAACCATGTAGGATTGTAAAACAAATGCACACCATCAACAGCACCGGTAGGCATGTCTTCAGTTTCTACTGGTTTAAGACGTAAACACAAAGTGCCAAAGAATGGTTGGTCTAGAATTAATCTAGACCTAGCTTTTACAAATTGTGGGTTCATTAATCATCTCCTAGTAATGAGCTTTCGAGCAACGTTTCACGAATGCCTTGTAATTCGCCATCTGCAAGTTCAGCAAGTTCTTTGCGTCTACCTGAACGGTCGTCTTCTTCATGCATCTTAGACACTTTTTCTTGTGGCACTAAATCTTTTAGATAAGGAGCAGCCTTAAGTAATTGATTTAAGGTAGAAAAACGTTCCATAACCGAGTCTAAAGCTCTACGTTCTTCGCCTCGTTTGTTGTCCAACTTCTCGTTGTAGTTCTGTATAGCAATACATTCAACAAACGTTGGATGATCTGGTTTAACGTCCATCTTAATAACATCGTACTTAAGTAACATGCTAGGCACTTCTGTGTCTTGCAAGTCAAATGTATATTGCCTGTTGTAAGATTCTACATAACCATCTTCGTCTGGTTCTTTCTCATACGCACTACTAATAACAACATATCTAGCAGTTTCTGTAGGCATAGGCATATTCCATATTTGCTTAAATAGAGCAGAAGTGCGTTCTGTTTTACCTATGATGTCTTGTTCTACCAACAAATCGTACCCACTGTCTGGGTACGTTTTTTGCGGATGAGCATTCATGTATTTTATTCTAGCGTTATTAGAAATAATCCTTTTAAGGTCTTGTGATAATCTAACTGTTTTCATATTTTCTCCTATAATATGACATTAGCGTTGTCTGTAATCCACTTACGGACATCGTTATGTGATTTAAGTTCTCTGTCTTTTGCAAAACAACCTCTAAGCAACACAACTTGAAACTCTGTAGGTATTTTGTTACATAGTTTCATTATGTTATCTATTGTGGTTGCAGAAGCTCTAGTAGCAATAGCCGTAGTCAATGCGTAAAGTAACGCAGGGTCTTCGTCTTTTTTGTATAGCTTTGGATCAGCAACAAGCTTGTCTATGTCAGGTAGCTTGTTAGCTATTTGTTTGAAAGCAACAAACTCGCCTGCTGCACCGTCACCAACTAAAGAAGAAACACCATAAAATAATCTTTCTTCGTCAGTGTTGGACTTATGTAGCTTTTTACTAACCATGGACCACGCTCGTGGAGTAGGGAAAGCATATTCATCAGCATTAAACTTAGATAATAAGTTAGGTCTGAAGTTTATAAAGCCAATAACATCCTCGTGCACATTATTCTTGTAAGCCCACTCAACCCAGTCTTGTAAGATAGGTTCGAGTTCATAATGGGCCATTCTGTTTCTAACTGGGCTTGGCATTTGGTATACAGCTGCTGAGTCAGTTAACCTGTTACCAGCACAAAGCAAAGACCAACCTTTTGGTAATTCATAATCACCAATACGTCCGTCAAGCAACAGTTGCAAGAAAGCATTCTGAGTTGCAGGTGGTGCAGTTGGCAATTCGTCAATAAACAAAATGCCACGTTCGCCGTCACGTTCTACAATAGGAAATACATCTGGCACAGCCCATGATGTAAATCGTTTGTCAGTCTCAATTACTTTTCTGATATAAGGAATACCACGTACATCGACAGGGTCGAATAAGTTAGCACGAAAGTCTAGAAGTTTTACATTCATTTCTCTTGCTAGTTGTTGTGGTATTTCTGATTTACCTATACCGGGACCACCCCAGATCATTGCTGGATATCCAGCTTTTATACAGTCTTTGAGCTCGTCCATAAGAGCTAAAGGATTTATCGTATGCATATTACACCTCCATAAAGTGTTTATTAGTTAATAGTAAGTGGAATGCTTTTGGCAACGTCTGCATTCCAAAGACGCTATGAAAGGAAGTTAAAACCGCCTCTGCCGTACTAATGTATTTTGAATCCACCAGATTGTTCTACAAATCTTGCAAATTCTTCAACAAAGTCAGCATCAAAAGGATAACTTTTTCGCCAGTCATCTCTGAGTTTTGTACCTTCACATGCGTTACAAGGTGCTAACTCTGTTACATTTTCATCACGTTCATAATGGCGCATGCCTGCACCTTCACATATTTCACATTCGACTTGAGGCAATGCATCTTGCATAGCTTTGTAGTCACGTTCGTACATATGATGAGCATTTTCTTCTATAGCCATGTTTAATCTGTCAGACAGAACCATTGCATTAGCTTTAGATATTGCATAGCCAGAGTTAACACTGCCACCTGCTACATCTTCGTCATCAAATACGTCATGCATTAGATCACAAGCGTATTGCCACAATGGACGCCAAGTCCATATGTTTGCTCTGAAGTACACACCAGGGTTATTGGTCTCATACTCATACACTGCATCAAAGTACATATCTCGTTCTTCGTTACTTAAGTCTTTGAAGTCCGGCATATCAGGTTTTTTAGAACCTGGTTTTAGTTTAGGGTCGATACCATATACATCCATTCCCATTTTAGTTACCTCCTCGGTTTAACATAGCCATTGCAAGAATAGCTGGTTCAATTTTATGTCTAACTGTTGCTGAACCTTCAGCATCAGAATCTTGAGTACGCTTGGCCGAACCTTGCGTAGTTTTAACAGAGCTGTTGCCAGGTATCTCTGGTATGAGACCTTGCAATATAGTTCCGTCATAAATCTTATCGCGTTTATACATTTTGTACCTCCATAGGGTAGTTTGTAATTAATAGTAATACAGAGCTTTTCATCCCTGTGCGTGCTTTCCGTAACAACCGATATACACATTTAAATAGGTATGTATATTTACCTAACTTACACATAAACCTACATGGAAGCGAGCCTTGTGCTCGCCAAATCGTTAGGTTGTTTGACATGTTTGTCCCAATGTTTTGTGGTTCCATTGGTTCCACTTGGTTCCATGGGTCGTGGAACGCAGTTAATGCAGTAACGACGCGAGTCTTGGGTCCTGGTTCCATGGTTCCTGGTTTATTTAATATTAGAACTAATAACAAATAACAAAGGTCCCCGGTCGAAGGTAACAAAGCTCGCGCGGTTTCTAATGGAACACTGGAACCAGTGGCATGGTCACCGGCCGCTGATCCCTGCTGGCATTGTCGATGGCATGGTTCCAGCAAGTGGTTCCACATGAGGATAAGTCGTGGAACCGATGGAACACGCATGCGACATGCAAGCATGCACAACTCGCTTCGCTCGTTGATGATAGTAATAGGCATGATAGTAGGTCCTTAGTTAAGTAGATAAGGGGCCGGAGCCCCTATATAGGTGATATTAAAGAAGTTAATCTTCAAATATTGGTAAGTCGTCAGATGATTTGGACATGATGTAGTCCGATAGTGTTGAAGTATATATCGAATGATATTTACTAGATAGAACAAGTAGTCGTTCTACATTGCCCTTAGAGTCTTGTCTAAGAGCAAGTGACAAATACTTTTGAGACAGTTCACAAGCTTGATTGGCCGAGTCTAATAGTGTGGTATCCATTAGTCGTTACCAAATGGGAATGCCGAATTTTCATCCGACATCCATTTTGGTTCTTTATACTTAGACTCTCCATCGAACATTCTGTACATGAAGTAGCTGTAAACAATTACTAGCGTAGTCTTTAACAACAACGATAGTGTTATGTAAACAATTACCATAATAGAAGCAATAGATACTAAGTCCATTATAGTGCTCCTTTAGGTTGCTCGATATTCATGCCGGGCAGTTCTTGTTGTACAGGTTCTGATGATAGTTCCTGCTGGATTTGCTCGTCGATATCGACAGGCAAAGGTGTGGACTTCATAGTCCCTTGGGCCATACCACGACCAAAGTCAGTAACGACTTTAGTTGTAGCTTTAGTGAAAAGTCTAACAACAGCCGAAGTGGCTAGACCAGTTTTGTATGCAATACTCATAAGATTCTCCTTTATATAATGCATTAATGATAGTAGGCAGGCATGTGCCCGACTACCGGTGAAATAAAAAAAAGGACACCAGCCGAAGCTGATGCCCAATGAAACCAATTAGTCATTCGGAGTGAATGATGCAGGGTAAAATACAATAGGCTCACCGTGGTTTAGGTAAGGGGTTTGTATAGTAACAACACCTTTGTCATTCATAACAGCGAAGTCGAACAGTTGGTTGTAAGGTAGAGTTTTGTATTGAGCTCCACCAGACTTTGCCTTAGGGTCATACTGAGGGTTAGTAACACGAGGGTTCATGTGTAAAGAGTTATTCTCTTTGGTTAATCTAAGACCATCACCTTTGTTAGCATTGATTTCAATGTCGAAGTTAGTAGTAAGGTCATTCTTTGTAGCTTGTTTAGCCATAATATATCTCCCGATAAATAATAGATAACAAGACATTTGCTATCTTACAAATCTACATGGAAGCGAAGCCGCGATGGCCTCGAGCGTGTCTTCGCCTATGAATTTCCAATACAAGGTTCCAAAGGTATGAATCTGGTTTTGCTTTTCTGGATTGTAAAAAGGGGGAGGGTAGTGCCGTAGGCAGGGAGGGGAGGGGATGAATGAGCGGTATATGACAATATTTTTATAAAAAAATTTTTCGTTATAAATTTACAATATATAAGATTATAAGTTATATTGGACACATGAACTTATTAAACTCTGAAGCTGTTGAAGTAACCGACGAAGACAGAGCGGATCTTCAGTCGCATTTTCCCTATGCGGGAGTTAACCTATCCGAGCTTTCGGTCCAGGAAGAAAGACTAGTATTGTTCCATCTTCGGGGCATGAACAAGTCGGCCGCCGGCCGTGCAGCAGGGTACCGGGACATGGATACGGTGTACGCAGTTTTTAAACGACCAAAAATTGTCCAAGCAGTAGAGTATCTTAGACAAGAAATGCGAGAGGAAGTAAAGTTCGACCGTGGCACGGCGACCTCTATGTATTTAGAAGCGCACCGTAAATCAGCAAACGCGACCGAAGAAAAAAATGTAGTAGATTCTCTATGCAAGCTCCACGGTCTATTTGCCCCTGAGAATGTTACACAAGTAAATTTAAATGTAGAAAAACTAGAAAGTTTAGAACGACTACCTGACTCTGAGTTATTAAAACTAGCCGGAGTAGATCAGAAATATTTAGAACCTAAAGGAGAAAAAAATGACTAAATACGCGCAACAAGCGAAAGCTACTAAAAAGAAACGTACAGTAAGTTCGTTAGGCCAATCTATGAAAAAGGCGGGCAAGCTAAAACGCAGTCCAAAGAGATCAGCACAATTAGCTACAAGACAATCAGAAATGAGAAGACAAGCCCTGAGAAAGAAAAAGACTGCGGCTCAAAAAACTTTGACCCCAGCCGAAAAAAGAAGAAGGCAACAACTGAGTGCTAAAGCTACAACTGCTAACGCTAAAGCAAGCGCTGCTAGAATGGACAAAAAAATTGCAAAAATTAAAAAGGAAAAATAATGAAAAAATGTTATTTAAACCAACCATCAAAAAAGATGTCTATGAAGAAAGGCAAAAGTAATAAAGGTACAACTAAGAAGTCGTACAAAGGGGGAAAAAAGTAATGGCTAAACCAGGACTATGGGCAAACATACACGCAAAACGTAAAAGGATAAAAGCAGGCTCAGGCGAAACTATGAGAAAAAAAGGAACAAAAGGCGCCCCTACTAATAAGGCCATTAAAAAATCACAAAATAAAAAGAAAAAGAAAGCCTAATGCCTAGGAAAAGGGACAAGCCAATACGTAAGACTACCGGTAAAGGTGGTAACTACCGTAAAACAAAATCAGGCGCTGGTATGACGGCAAAAGGCGTGGCCGCACATAGGCGCGCGAACCCAGGATCCAAATTAAAGACCGCAGTAACAGGAAAAGTTAAAAAAGGCAGTAAAGCAGCCGGAAGAAGAAAATCCTATTGCGCTAGATCGGCTGGACAGATGAAAAAGTTCCCAAAAGCCGCTAAAAACCCTAATTCAAGGTTAAGACAAGCACGAAAACGTTGGAAATGTTAAAAATTGACTGATTTACCCAAAATAGAGTGCTACAAGTGCAAAAAGTTGCTAGCAGACAACCTTGTGCTCCCAAAAGGGCTCTGTGTTTACTGTGCGGCCGACGAAGCAGACCAATTACCGCAACCTGAGACCCAAAAAGAGACAATTGCTGCAAAAAAAGAGAAATCTGCGCAAATACGTGCAGAACAAGAGCTCGCCTGGCGTATTTTGTCCAGAAAACGCATGTTACCTTTTGTAGAGAAGTTTAATCCTGATTATCAGGCCGGTTGGGTACATAAAGACATCTGTAATAGGCTAGAAAAGTTCAGTCAGGACGTTTCTGAGAAAAAATCACCCCGTTTGATGCTATTTATGCCTCCTAGGCACGGAAAATCGACTTTAGCCAGTATTGCCTTCCCCGCATGGCACCTGGGTAGGAATCCGCAGCACGAATTCATTAGTTGTTCGTATTCAGGCTCTTTAGCCATGAATTTCTCTCGAAAAGTACGTCAAATGCTAAGAGAACCTAATTATAAGAATGTTTTTGAGAAAACGAACTTGGACAAAGATTCGCAGTCCGTGGAATCCTGGCAAACAACAAAAGGCGGCGGTTATGTGGCCGCGGGTGTCGGTGGTGGTATCACAGGTAAAGGTGCGCACGTACTTTTAATCGATGACCCCGTAAAAAACAGAGAAGACGCAGAATCCGAGAATAATCGAGAGGGGACCTGGGACTGGTACACGTCAACCGCGTATACGCGTTTAGCGCCCGGCGGCGGGATCCTAATTATTCTTACGCGTTGGCACGATGACGACCTGGCCGGCAAGCTTCTTACCGCAAGCGAAAACGGAGCTGACGAGTGGGAAGTAGTTAAATATCCAGCCCTTGCAGAAGAGGACGAAGAGTTTAGAAATGTAGGAGAACCACTACATCCAGAAAGGTATGACGTAAATTCTCTAGAGATGATACAAAAAGCTATCGGGCCCAGAGACTGGACAGCTCTGTATCAGCAAAACCCAGTATCAGATGAAGGTGACTATTTCACCCGTGACATGATTCAATATTATGGGCCAGAAGAAATAGATTATGATAGACTGCGCTACTATACAGCGTGGGATTTAGCTATAGGACAAAAAGACCGAAACGATTATTCTGTAGGAATCACCGTAGGTATAGATGAGTATGATAACATGTATGTGGTAGATCTTATCCGCGGTAAGTATGACGGATTTGAGCTAGTAGAAAAAATATTGGATTTTTACGAGCAGTGGAGACCCGGTATAGTAGGGATTGAACGTGGCCATATAGAAATGGCTATTGGTCCTTTCTTAGAAAAACGTGTAGCAGAACGAGGATTACATTCTGCATACTTTAAAGATTTAAAAGTAGGAAGACGAGATAAAGAATTAAGGGCTAGAGCTATCCAGGGTAGGATGCAACAGGGAAGAGTATTTGTACCTGAAGATGCAGTTTGGACTGGGCCCCTAGTAGCAGAACTTTTACGTTTTCCAAATGGGGTTCACGATGACCAAGTTGATGCGCTGGCCTGGGTGGGTTTAATGATAATGGAGTATGCTTCTTTTTATGAAGCACCAGAACATATACCTTCTTGGCGAGATAGGTTAGACTTGATAGCAAAGGGACCGAAAAAGAAATCGGCAATGAGCGCATAATATGGCATATAGTAAAAAACCAAAGAAAAAATTATCAAAAGCGGAAGAACTTACGCTCGCAAAAAACCAATGGAACGCATACACAAGAGCACGAGATAGTGGCCATGATGACTACATTGACATGGCAAAAAAATGCGACAACTATTATAGAGGCGATCAATGGGATGCGTTCGACATGCAGCAACTCGATGACCAAGGCCGACCAGCTCTAACCATCAATACTATTTTACCTACTATTAATGCAGTCATTGGAGAGCAAAGTTCTAAACGAGCTGACATTCAATTTAAACCCAGAGGCGGCGGTAATCAAGAAGTAGCAGACGTATTAACAAAAGTCTACGCACAAATATCTGACAACAACAAACTAGACTGGATGGAAGCGCAAGTTTTTCAAGACGGCCTAATACAAGACAGAGGGTGGTTTGATGTACGTATAGATTTTACTGACCACGTACAAGGCGAAGTTAGGATCGAATCAAAAGACCCGCTAGATATTCTTATCGACCCAGATGCTAAACACTACGACCCAAGGACTTGGAACGAAATATTTGAAACTAAGTGGATGAGCTTAGATGAAATAGAAGAAGTCTATGGGCAAGACAAAGCTGACAAGTTGAGGATGCTTGCCGAAACAGGGACCACGCTCGGCGCAGACTCTATGGAGTTTGAAGAAGAACGGTATGGCGACACTGATGATAGTACTTACGGACAACAGTATCCAAACGATCCAGAAAACTCACGTACTGTTAGAACAATAAGAGTTATAGAAAGACAATATTACAAACTGCACGATTGTATGTTTTACGTAGACCCCGTTACTGGCGACCAACGAACTATACCTTACGGTTGGGGTAAAAAGAAAAGAGAAAACTTTGCAGACCAATTTGGTTTAGATATTATTCAGAAAAAAAAGCGAAAGGTCCGTTGGACCGTATCCGCTGACACTGTTATTTTATTCGATGACTTCTCTCCTTACGCGCACTTTACTTTGGTTCCGTACTTCCCTTATTTCCGAAGAGGTAAACCGTTTGGAATGGTACGTAACTTATTATCTCCACAAGAACAGCTAAATAAAATTACTTCTCAAGAATTGCATATTGTAAATACAACCGCAAACAGCGGTTGGATTGTAGAGTCCGGTTCTTTGTCTGGAATGACAGCTGATGACTTAGAAGAACACGGAGCAGAAACAGGTTTGGTATTAGAGTTTAATAGAGGCTCTACTCCGCCAGGAAAAATACCACCCAACCAAATCCCAACTGGATTAGATAGACTAGGTACCAAAGCAGCCCAAAACATAAAACAAATAAGTGGCATATCCGATGCTATGTTAGGTATGGATAGTCCAGAAGTATCTGGAGTAGCTATTAAATCAAAACAGAACAGGGGTTCTTTAATGCTTCAAGTGCCTTTAGATAACTTAGCTAAAACTAGGCAATATCTTGCTGAAAAAGTACTACAGATGGTGCAGTCTTATTACACAGAAGAACGCATAATACAGATAACAGACGAATCTGATCCATACAAACCTAGAGTAAAAATGGCAGTAAACCAAATGACACCTGAAGGAGAAGTTATAAATGATTTAACTTTAGGAGAATACGATGTAGTAGTTGGCACTGCTCCTGCTAGAGATAACTTTGACGAAATGCAGTTTGCTGAAGCTATTGAACTTAGGGGTGTTGGAGTACCAATACCAAATGATATGATAGTAGAGTATTCACACTTATCGCGTAAAGCAGATATAGCAGATAGAATACGAAAACTAGAAGGGACTGCTCCACCAACAGAACAACAAATACAATTACAACAGTTCCAAATGGAATCGCAAATCAGAAGCACGCAGCTTGAAATTGCTAAACTAGAAGCTGAAGTAACTAACTTACAAACACAAGCTGCACTAAACGTTGCAAAAACAGAAGCAGCAGAACAAGATCCACAGTTGAAGGTTGCTGAATTACAAAGTAAACTACAATCTAAACGAGAGGAACTAGAATTACGTGAACGTTTATCAGCTATGACAAACACTATGCGTAAAGAACAGAGTGATACAACAGCAGCTACTAAAATGGCTACTGAAGCAATGAAATCCATTAAACCTACAGGAGGTAATAACTAATGGCAAAGAATAAAAAAACCACAACAGAACCGGAAGCAGAAATAATGTTTGACGGTTTACCGGGCGCAGATTCTATATCTGCAGAAGAAGCTAGCAAAGAATTTACAGCAGACTTAAGCTTCGATGTCCCAGATGACGAAGTAGAATTTCCACAGGAGGATGAAATTGAAGAAATCTCAGAAACAGAACTTACTGCTGATACAGAAGAAGAAGAAGAAACAGAATCAGAGGAAACAGAAACAGAAACTGCTGAAGCAGAAGACAATACAGGAGAAGTCGGAGAAGAAGAAACAGTATTGGAGCAAGATGAGGGAGATACACAACACGCTGAAAGAACAGTTCCGACAGAAACTACTAAAGAACCGATGATTCCTAAATCTAGGTTTGATGAAGTGCTTGCTAAACAAAAAGCACTACAGAAAAAACTAGACGAAGCATCTGCTCCACAAATAGAAGATGTAAAAGAAGCACCACAATACGATTTTGATATTAAAGAAGTAGAATATCAAAATTTAGTACTAGATGGCGAATCTGCTCAAGCAGTTAAACTCAGAAACGAAATTAGGCAAGCTGAAAAACAACAAATGATGTTTGAAATGCAGGCTAAGATGGGCCAAACCATGACACAGTCTACAGAAATGCAAGACTTACAAGCTAAAGCAAATGAAATACAAAATGCTTTTCCTACTCTAGATGAAAATAATTCTGCTTATGATGAAGTTAAAACCAACGAGGTTATGGAACTAAGAGACGCATATATGATGCAGGGTTATGTTGGCGCGGATGCTCTACAAAAAGCTACTTCTTTAATTATGGGGCAGATAGAAACAACCAACTCAGCAAACCCCGAGGCTAAAAAAGTACAACAGAAAAAACAACAGGCAAATGTTTCTAAAAAGATACAAGCTTCTGAATCTCAACCACCAGCTATGAAAGGTCAAAACAAAACTGAAAAAAAAGTAGACCTTAATGTTTTATCAACTGAAGAGTTCGATGCCCTTCCCGCAGAAACTTTACGAAGAATGCGTGGAGATTTCGGATAGATTGTGGTATAAAATATATAAGTTCGTACGTTAAAACGATATTTAACTTGCGTCGTTGCAATAAAAAAACGTATTTCGCCTGCTAGGGCGTTAATCTAGACGGGGTCGTGTCCGTAAATAACGAGAGCGTTCACCCTACGATAGTGGGTATACGGATAAATAGTCGCTCCAAAAGCCGACTGGTTATTAAACTTTAATGATAAGGAGAATTATCATGGCAAATACAAACTTTGCTTCTCTAACCAGTGAACAATTAACTATCTGGTCTAGAGATTTTTGGCGTGTCGCAAGAAATATGTCCTTCATTAACCAATTCGCAGGTAGCGGATCTAACGCAATGGTTCAGAGAATATCTGAACTTACTCAATCAGAAAAAGGAGCAAGAGCTGTTTTAACACTTCTAGCTGACATGACTGGTGATGGTATCGTTGGAGACAACACTTTAGAAGGTAATGAAGAATCACTAAGAGCTTTCGACATAGTTGTACAACTTGACCAATTAAGATTTGCAAACAGACTTTCAGGTAGAATGAACGACCAGAAGTCAGTTGTAAACTTTAGGGAACATTCTAGAGATGCACTTGCTTACGCAATGGCTGACAGAATGGACCAATTGGCGTTCTTGACGATGACTGGTGTAGCATATACACAGAAAAATAATGGAGCACTAAGACCTGTAATGAATTCAGGACAGAATCTTGGTGACCTAGCATTTTCTGCTGATATTACAGCACCTACTTCTAATAGACATAGAAGGTTCGATGCTACTGACGGCATTGTAGCTGGTGATACTACTGCAGTTGCTGCAGCAGATAAACTAAGCTACAGCGCAATTGTTGATCTAAAAGCTTACGCTAAAGACCAATATATTAGAGGCATCAGAAGTGCTGGTAATGACGAGATGTTCCATCTTTTCGTTACTCCACAAGTAATGGCCGACCTAAAACTTGATTCAGATTTTCTTGCTAACGTAAGAAATGCTGGTGTTAGAGGACCAAGCTCAAGCTTATTCTCTGGCTCTTCAAGCCTAATGGTTGACGGCGTAATGATTCACGAGTTCAGACATGTGTTTAACACAAACGGAGCTACAAGTGGAGCATCAGGTAATGCTGGAAACGCTGGTTACAAATGGGGCGCTGGGGCTAACGTAAATGGATCTGCATGTATTTTTGCAGGTGCACAAGCATTAGCAATGGCTGATATCGGTATCCCTGAAATAGTAGAAGACACCTTCGACTATGGAAACCAAAACGGTATTTCAATTGGTAAGATATTTGGTCTTAAAAAGCCTAAGTTTAACAGCGACCACACAGGTCAGTCTGAAGACTTTGGTATTATAAGATTAGATGTAGCTTATTAATTGTGCTATATTTTACAGGTGGCTAATTGTGGCCACCTGTAATTTTAAATTTTAGGAGTAAATTATGTGGATTGTATCAGACGTAGACAAAGCGATAGCAACAATTTGGGGGTCAACTGTTAGTTTAAAAGCAGGAGAGCCAAAAGAAGTAGGACGAGAAATTGGTTTATTATGTCTACAAGAAGGTTGTTCAGAAAGTAAACCTCAAACCAAAATTGTACAAGAAGAAGTAGTAGAAGTAGTAGAAGAGATAGCTGTAGAAGAAACTCCGCTAGATCTGGAAGCTATGACTAAAGGGCAACTCGAAAAACACGGCCGTACTTTAGGTATGGAACTAGACAAAAGAAAAAAGAAAGCAGACTTAATTCAAGAAATACAAGCTGCGCAATAAAGGATAGATTATGGCGGGTACACTTACAGGCGCTAATATAATAAGTAGGGTCCAAGACACTCTACAAGACACAACAAGTGTTAGATGGCCGGAAGCAGAACTTCTTAGGTACATTAATGATGCTCAAAGAGAGATAGTTAACTTACGACCTGAGTCTTCTTCAACGCATTCAAACGTGCAACTTGTTACTGGTACTGAACAAACTCTTCCTTCTGGAGGATTGCGGTTAATTAAAGTTGTAAGGAGCATGAGTGCGGCTAGCACTAGCGCTACAGGTAAACGGGCAATTAGGATAGTAAATGTAGATATCTTAAATACACAGGAGCCTGATTGGCACAATCCTTCTGTAAGCGGAGATGCTGCGCACGGTACTGTACCTAAACATTACATTTTTGACGAAGATGACCCTAGAAAATATTACGTGTACCCCGGGGTTGCAGGTAATGCGTTTGTAGAAATAGTTTTCTCAGCTTCGCCTGCAGACTTAGCAAATACAAGCGCTGTAATTTCAGTAGACGATATATATGCAAACGCTATTATAGATTTTGTTCTTTATAGAGCATATATGAAAGATGCAGAATACGCAGGCAATGGACAGAGAGCTGGGCAACATTATCAATTATTTACAGCTAGTGTAGGTACGGGGCAACAAGCTCAAGTTCTACTAAGCCCTAATAACGATAGCGCCCAACCTGTACCAGGCAATCTACGTTAGCCATGGCTAACTTTTCTTCATTAGTCAAAGAAGTCTTACCGTACGTTTCCATGTGCCCGGACTCTTTAGTAGAGACTAATATAAGGTCTGCAACTATAGAATTTTGCGAAAGGTCTAAAGCTTACGTACAAGATCTAGATCCTATTACTACTGTATCGGGCGTATTTGAGTATGACTTTGACCAGCCTAGTGGGACAGAAGTACACCAAATACTATGGATGACTTTTGACGGCAACGACATGGATCCAATTAGCCCCCGTAGTTTAGAATTAAATTACCCAGATTGGAGAGATAGAACTTCAAGGCCACATGTGTATTTGCAAAAAACCCCTAATACATTTTGGGTAGTTCCAGTACCACAAACTACTCTTACTAACGGCCTAATAGCGGCGGTTGCTCTTAAACCTACAAGAACAACTAGTAATGTAGATACAACTTTTTCAAACACGTACAGAGATGGAATTATATACGGCGCTTTGTACAGATTGTTACGTATGCCAAATAAAGAATGGACAGATGTACCAGCAGCAAGAGAGTATCTTTTGCAGTTTAACCAAGAAATACAACAAGCAGAACTTAGAGCCAGGGGCGGAGACCTTGGAGTAAACAGGAAAGTTAAATATAAAGGAATCGGAATGCCCAGGAGGCGGTATGGTAAATACGGAAAGGAAGTCGATTACTAGTAGCATTGAACCACAAGCTACAGATATAAGAAGTTGTTGGCCGCAAGTAAAAAAAGGAATAGAAAACATACTTGCCCAAATACCATCCCTTACTTTTATACCAGAAGACGTTTACAGTGAGTGTGTAAATGAAAATGCGTTTCTATTTACTTCCCCCACTGGTTTTCTAGTGTTAACTTTACAATTAGATAAGTATACAAAAGACAAGACATTGTACATTTGGTTAGCGTATACTTATACAAAAGGGAACCATGAATGGCTAGGCCATGAAAAATGGTTTGAAGATATGGCAAGGGATTTAGGGTGTAAGTATATAGAAGCTCAGTCAGCGATTCCAGAGATGGAACCGTACGCAACAAAACGCGGCTGGAACATAGACGCACGAATTTTTAGGAGACAAGTAGATGAGTAAACCAAAAGCATCAGCATATAAAGCTAGCGAATCAGAAAAAGCTACAGCGTCTATTAGCTTGGCCGATAAAAAATTCTTTAGAGAAGCTTACCTACCTAAATTAAAAGAGATGAGAGATACGTCTGAAAAACAAGACTATACCGGTGTAGCAGAAGGAAGAGGAAACGCGGACACTATGGAAGCTCTTACAAATAGACCCACTCTTGCTGCAACGCGGTCCGTAGACTATTCTGCGAATCTTGCTTCTGCTGCTACGGGGCAAGCGGCAAATGCTTTTTTCCAAGGCACAGTAGGAAAAAGAGAAGATCAGTTGGGAGTCCTTAAAAATGCTAGGGGTTTAGCTAATACAGCTACATCTGGTTTATCTAGAGCCGCTAAAATAGAAACGTCTAATATGTTAGCTGCTGCTACAGCAAAAGAAACAAGAAGAAACGCCAAAATTAGAGCTGGCGGTAAATTAAGTACGCAATTTGCGCAAAATGTAAGCGATGCAAATACTTTTGAACAAGGAAAAACTGTAGACCCAGCAAACTCGGGCGAGGAAGTTTCTAACCCAGAGCAAGGTAACTTCTTCCAAAAAGGTTTTGGTGGTATTGATATAACTGGTAGAGGAGAGAAGTACACATGAGTTTAGGCAATTATGATAGTATTTACTCTAGGATGTATGGCAACCAACGCGATAATGTATCAAACATGGAACAAGTAAACGACCCAGAAGCCGCGTTTGCTGATATAACACGACAAGACTATGACGACTATTTAAACAACTTTAGGGCTTTTGAAGAAAGGCTTTTAGATGCTACTAACGACACTAGCATAATTGATAACGCTAGAGAAAACGCTCCAAAACAATCTAAGATAGCGGAAGGCATAGCAAAAAGAAACACTGAACGGTACGGCGGAGCAGGTTTAAGTAACGTACAAAAACAAGAACAGCAACGAGCCCAACAAAGGGGCGGAAAATTAAACTTAGCGGGCGGCGTAAACAACGCGCGTATACAACAACGACAAGTAAACCAAAGTACGTTGCAAGAACTTATAGGCATAGGGCAGGGCGTAAATAATAGCGCTATGCAAGGCCTAGGCGATTCTGCCGCTATGGCTTCTCAAAGAAGGAATGCTTATGGACAAGCCAAAGCTAATTATTCCTCTCAAATGACTGGGTTAGGTACAACCATGCTGCTAGCAGCATTCGGAGTATAAGATGGCATCATTAGCACAAGTAAACACAATGAGCAATATAACGAAAAACCGAAATCAACGATCGGTAAACAGTGCTGTAGTTTTAGGTGATTACATGTCTAACTTAAGTTACGAAGTTAGCAAAGAAGACCCAAAGGACCCAAACAAGACAATTAAAACTTTTATTAATCCAATACAGACTTTTCGAAGACCTAAAGATGACCCAGGACCTTCTATTGGTGCTATAAAAGAAGGTAGCGAAGGTTGGGATGTCATGAGCGAAATAATAGAGATAGAAGACCCAAAGAACCCGGGCAAAATGAAAAAAGCGTTCAAACACGAACAAGACCTACTAAAAATATATAATAGTAGCCCCTTAGTCACTTCTTACACAGACATAGAGACAGGGGAAACTAAAAGAGGAAAAGCGGTCGCGTTTGTTATAGACGATCAGGATAGAATTTCACTTCAAATACAAGGAGAACAGGGCCTTGTACCTAAAACTTTAGGTTTTAGTAATGACCCTAAAGATGTAGTTTTATTTACAAATAAAAAAGACATGCTAGGCGATGTCAATATGATATTACTAGGCAACCAAGCTACAAGAAGCGGAGGGGCAAATACACTAGGGGCTGCAACTGCTGATGGTACCGCTTATATGGAGAAGAGAGAGGAAGAGAAGAGTGCTTTAGACTTTTTAGCCGACCAAAATGCCGCAGTAGAAAACGGCGAAAAACCTCCTGGACAGGTAGCGCAGGAAATAGAAGCTGCTAGAGATCTTATTTTAGGGGGCATCGATCTGTTAGAAAAAGACGACGGAACTAGTCCTGATGCATCTACAACGACTACACCTACAGCTAATTACGTAGGCCCTACTAACGCAATAAGCATGCAAGAAAGCAGCAATAACCCAAATGCGCTTTGGAAAAACTCTGAAACGGATACGTTTAAAAACCAACCTCCTGTAACAGAACAGACTCTAGCAGAAGTTCTAAAGTTTGTTGAACAAGACGGCGAGTACGCAAACTGGTCTAAAACTCAAGATAACCCTGCTACAGGCAGTTCGGGTGGCGTACATACTCCCGTAGGTAAATATCAATTTGTAGGGCGTACGCTAAGAGACATAAAAGACCGAACAGGAGATTTCAAGGAGTTGGGCATTACTGACGACACAGTATTTTCAGAAGAAGTCCAAGACAAACTATTTGCTTGGTATATTAAAGATACAATACGAGCAGCAAAAGCAGACACACCACCAGTAGACCCTAAAGTAAAAATAAGAGGCAGATTTGAAGGCATAAAAGAAACTGATGATATGTCTGACGCAGAATTAGATACTCTTATGCAACAAGTGCAAGACGGTACCTACGGATCAAGTTCTGCAGAAACCCCGGCTACCAAACCACAACTAGTAAACAAAGCAGATGTACAAAGAACAGATTTACCTTTCCGTACATTAGATACAGGTAGTGATGAAGTACAACAAGCAAACAATATAGCGCAATCTATATTAGACGACCCTACTTTAATATTATCTGACGAAGAAGTAGAAGTTTTAGGAGGCGGTACAGACGTAGGTAATCAATTTAACGCTGGAGGTAGGAGTGGCGGAATTAATTTTGGGGATCTTAATAAACAAATTTCTTCTATTACTACACAGCTAACAGACCTAAAGGAAAGAGACCCGAACGAAGTATTTGAAAAAAGAGTTACCAATTTGGCTAGTGTCAGCCAAAAAGCAATAACCGTAGCAGACAAAATTTCTGAGTTAGAAAAACAATTAGAAGCTAAAACTAAAGATAGATTAAATATTGCTAAAAGTATTTCTAATAATATAGCAACCGACACAGCCAGTTTAAATGAAGCTGCAACGTTAAAAGAAGGAAGAGAACAAGCTAAAATTGATGGCATTCAAGCTCAACTTAATCAAAATATATCTGAGTCTCGAAGAAAAGTTTTACAAGCACAGCTAGATAAACTTCAGCCTCCAGTTGCTGAACCTGATGTACCTGAAGTAACCGTAGGACAAGAAACACAAGAAAAATTTAATATACCAGCTCCAGACTTTACAGATATTAATAGCTTGAAGCAGTACGCTATAGATAACCAAGAGGCGTTAAAACTAATAGGAACAGATGGAAACATACTCCAGCAAATATCAGGTATTTTAAATAAATATGAGGTAACAACAGAGCAAGACCTAATTAAGATACCACCTGCAGATCTTGGACCAAACTTTGGCATGCTAGAAGTACTTGCGGGTATATCAATGTCTGCTTCAGGTCAAAAAGGATTTTTAGATACTTTTGATAAGCTTTCTACTATATACGGTGCAAGGAGCGCAACTGCCGCTCAAAAAGCTACCTATGGTGCACAAAGAATAGAGGAACAAAATAGGTTAATACAAAACCAAAATCAATTTGAGGCTAAAGAAAGTAGAATGGGTAATCAGTTTGATACTGAGTTACGTAGGAAAATAACAGAGTTTACTATAAACGCTAAAAAATCCAATGACGCTAAAGTTCAACAATCAGCAATTGCGTTAAGTAATTCAATTGAAGAATTTTCTCTAGCTATTAAAACCGACAGAGAGGGCGGAAAAGTAGGATACTACAATGATCCGTTTAATACTCCTGAAGCTGTTGCTAAATTTCAAACAGTAATGAGAGAGTTTAAAATTACGGGCGGCTTAAATGGAGGACCGATTGGTTACAAAGCTGACGGAACTTTAGACCTAGCAAATATTAACCCCCTAGCTAGGGAGTTAATGAAAGATGTTGTTGGCCAGGCCTTATTTGCGTATGCTTCTAATAACAGTAATGTTGGTACACTTCAAGGTCTCTGGAGAAACACAGCCAAGATGTCATTTGCCGATATGATGAGAAAAATAAAAGTAGAAAAAGATGTAATAAAAGGCAAAGCGTATATATCTAACATTGTATTTTTAGATGCTACTGGCGAAAGAACTAAAACTGCAATATCCTCAACGCAGCTCAGTGAAACATTTGGTTCGGAAGGCGCATTGCTACGTGCTATGTTGTTAGGCTTTATACCAAAAAAACAGATAGAGCAACCTAAGACAGGTAAGTAAGCATGTCATCTATAGATGAAGGAATACAAAAAATTGCTTCTGGCCAATTTGCAGAATTAGGCCAAGTTTCTCAAACTGATGAAGAAATGGAAGGCGCATTTGGAACCCCCGCGTTACAACCTGAAATTACAAAAGTTGATAATCCTTTAGAAGCCTTTAAAGGTGGGGTAAAGTCTGGCGTACGAAACGTACAAGCTCAAAACCAAAACTTTATGGCTGCTATTGCTACCATTAGGGGCAATGAAGACGCCATGCAGAACAGGCTTGATGAAGCAGACACTTTATCTTACGAAGCTTCTATACCACTTGCAGGTATGGAGCAATTTGATAAGTTCCTAGAAGAACCTACTGTATTAGGTTTCTTTAATCAAATGGCGTCAGCAACGGGGCAATTTGTACCTTCTGCTGTAGCAACCGTAGCAGAAGCTGCACTTGTCGGAGCAGCCGTAACGGGTGTAACTATAGCAACCGGGGGTACTGCAGTACCAAGCCTAATAGGAGCTGCTGCAATAGGTAGAGCTACCTTAAAAAACGTACCAAGAAGAATCGCAGAAAGAGGCGGCAGTAGAGAGTACGCAGAAAATCTAATCGAAAAAAGTTATAAAAATGCATTAGCTACAAAAAACAAGACTGCTTTACCTTATCCTAAAATGCGAATGCAGGAAGAGCTAGACTTGGATGCAATATACTTAGCCTTACGTAGTCAAAAACTGTCAAGACGATTTAAACAAGGTGCGTTAGGGGGCGCGCTCGGACAAGAGTTCCGCCAGGGATCTGGTATCGCGTACGGAGATTATGCAGAACAGGGTATGACTACTCCAACTGACGCCGTTAATGCATTTGCGCAAGGTGGCGTGTTTGCAGGTATAGGCGTAGGTTCTGAAGCAGCTGTAGCTGGAAGTTTTTTACGAACTCTAAAAAAAGGTAGGGTTAAAAGACAAGCAGCAGGGGACGACCCTTTCTTATTACGAAATGCTAATAAGACTAGCGTACTTAAAGATTTAGGATACATAACAGGAGTTACTGCTTTTTCAGAAGGTTTAGCAGAATTACTACAAGAAGAACTGTCTGTACAACAAAAATTTAGAATAGATGATACTTACACAAAAGCTAATGCTAATTTAGATAGAAAACACGCAGCATTTGCAGGGTTCTTTGGGGGAGCAGGTTTGGGTGGAGCTATAGGTTCTGGTCCTGCTGTATTTAACAAAAGTAGAGAACTATTAAACAGAAGTTTAGACGAAGAACATCTAAGACAAGTCTACAATGAAAGACAAGGCGAAGTTGGCGAAGGGCACGTATTCCAAGAACACTCTGATTTAATAGAAGAAAACTTTGACATGATGTTTAATGAATCAAACAAAGACTCTGTTTGGGTAGATATAGATAGCCGAAAACAATGGCAAAAAGTTCAAGATAAAATAAATAATAAATACAATGGCGAGTATTTCTCTGTAACATCTTTAGGTAAAGGAGTTTTTTTTACTAGAAATGAAAAAAAAGCTCAGGCTTTTTCAAACATGGTAGATGCAGACCCGTACAACACAGAGATGCAAGATGACTGGTTAGCACAAAACCTTGGGTACACTAGAAGCAGAATGACTGGGGATGATCAAATTGTAGGGATACGAAACAAAAAAACAGGTAAGCTAGCTTGGTACCAGCAAACTACAACAGAAAAAGAAGATAACGGTAAAACCGGTACAGAAAATGCAACAAGTGCGGCAAACCGTGTTATGGGTAAATCAAGAGATAAGTATGACATTGTTTATCAAACCCCTTCAGAACATTTTACTGAACGTATGGAAGGTTTAGAACAAGAAACTACAGGTTTCAACGAAGACACTAAAGACCCAGATACAGTTAGATACCAAGAATTTGATGCGGAAGGAAGCGAACAAGTAGAAGCGGAAGCGCAAGCAGCTGCTGATGCAGAACAAGATTCTTTAAACTCCCAACTAGATGCAAGTAGAGGTAATATAGGAGAAGGTACTGAAAAAGATATTAATGATTACATTAAAGCTGAATTTGGTATAGATGTACCCTATATAGATTTATTACAGTTTGCAGATACATCCAACAAACTTAAAATACTAGCAGCAAAGTCAGCAAAAAATAAAAGTAAACAAGGGTCCTTAGGGAAACAGCTAGAAGAAGCAGGTGTAGAAACACCAGCTACAAATAATAATGCTAAAGCAAAAGATAGTGTTAAGAAAGCTATGGACCAACTTAAACCTAGTATAAAAGCTAGATACTTAAAAACTATGGCTGCTATTAAACAGGCGCAAAATGATAGTACCGTAAGATCTTCAGAAGTCCAAGCTAGTATAGATGCACTTAATAAAAACCCTGTCCTTGCAGTAACAAACCTAATAGAATTTGTAGAAGAAGCTTTAAGCTCTGATTCTTTAAGAGACAGCACTGTAGCAGACTTAGAACGAACCAGTACAGCTTTAGGTACGTCTAGAGATGAGCTTATGCCGTCTAGAGAAATTTTGACTAACCCTAACGTTGCGGGTATGGATACTAGTGATAATGTTGCAGTTGGAGTAGACAACGATGAAATAATGAATCGTGGTGGATCCGGTACAGTAGAAAACCCGTTCGTTGATTTAATAGACGGAGAACCAACTCCTTTTTCTATAGATAACAAAGGGGATAAAAAAGCTAGCCCCCAGCAAATAGCATTAATTTCATCTTTAATACACCCTAACTTTAAAAGTGATTTCGATAAAATTAAAAACCTTATTTCTGAAAGATTAGCTACTAGGTTTTTACAAAAACAAAGCACTGATAACGCTAGTGAGTTTATACGAATAGTTCCCGTTTCTAAACTAGGTGAACTGCGAGCTAGCTTAGAAATTGTACAAGAACAAATACCTGACAACATAAAAGAGTTCCAAAACATTAAAAAAGAAGGTTTTGTATTAGTAAGACATTTTGTAGATAACTCTCAAGAAACGACAAAAATGAACCCTAATGAATTGCAACCAGAAGCATTCGCAGAAAATGTAGCGGTTCGTATTGCACAAGCTAAAAAAAGAGGGAATAACAATAAAATAGATAAGAACCATAAGTTTAAAGTTAAAGATGCATACGCAAATAAAACCCCAAGCTTGCAAAATGCTGCTCCAGGAGTAGTAGACATAGGGGTATTAATACAGGGCTTTGTTACTTTAATGAGAAGAAGCGGCCAGAGACCTGAGTTTGCGAGTATGAGTGTTGCTCAAACTAGGGCAATAGCTTTTAACGACGTACTTGATTATTTTGAACAAAATAATATTACTTTAGAATACTACCCAGATGGAGTAAAAACTAAAGAAGGTAGACCTCCTGTAACTTTAGTAGGCCCAGCTTTTAAAGGTACCCCTAGAGCACAAGAATCATTTACAACAACACCAAGAATAATTACTTCCGAGTATGGACCCATAAACAATAAAGGGCCTAAAACTTCCAACCTCATAAACGAAATAGTAAACGACGTTGATTCTGGTATTTATGACATAGGCAACGACCCTAAAAGTTACGCTCAAATTGTAAAATCTTTTAAAACAAAACCAAGCACAGTCCAAAAAATAGAACAAGCGGTAAAAGATGGAAAGCTTACTTTGTCTGCTATAGCGCATACTCCTGCCCCAGAATTACCAATGCCAAGTACACCTGTCCAGGAAGATGTTACACGAAATTTTTTATTTAAAGACGCCCAGGGCAAAATGCAATTATCTATGGGGTTTGCTAAAGTAGAAGTAAAAAAAGTAACTAGGGTTAAAAGAACACAAAAACAAGAATTAGCTAGGTTTAAAAGAACACAAAAACGAATTGAAGATAGACAAAAGTACATTAATAATTTAAAAGGTTTTGAAGGCCCATTACAAGAAGTTGCTTTAGAAGACGCTATGTATGAACAAATACAAGATAGGATAATAGAACTCACAGATTTAAATTTTGTGACTTACTCTGAGCCTAGTGGAGCTAATAGAGACAGCCTATTAATAGGCAATAGAAAAAATGTTATAAAAAATTTAATGGGTAAATACGGGTTTTCTACGCAAAAAGAATTACGAATATTTTGGGAAGAAAACAAAGAGAAAGAGTTAGGGGATTTCGATTCTTACGTATCTAATACTATAAGTACTATTGTAGATGAGCTTTTACCCCTTACCTATGTGCAAGAGTTAGCGTCCTTTATGGCTAATAAATTAGATCAAAGGATGTATGAAACAGTCATAGGTCAACAGCCCGTAGGAGTTTGGCTATCAGACGCTTTGGCTATAAAAGATGCAGGGTCAGAGGCGTCTGTTTCTGCTGATAGTAACCTAGATGCCAGTGGTGTTTTTAATAACCCTTTAGACAACGTAGTTAAAGGTATGACTGACCCCAATAAACAAGACATACTAATGTCTAATGAGTTTGAGTCTATTTCAGAACAAGAAGCACTAGAAACAAGAGGCAGAGACAAATTTAAAGAAATGTCTAGACCAAAAAAAGCAGGGGTAGACAAACAGAAAACATCTGCAAATTCAAAATACGCTAAAAAAACTGAGGTATCAGAAAACGTACAAGCCATAGACCCAGTTGTAGCGGAAGACTTAGAAAAAGGGTTAGAAATTAACCATAAAGATTTTGGAACCGGCACTGTACTTTCAGTTAAAAAGGGCGAAGTTTCTATAAAATTTAATGACTCCGAGATAGGCACAACTACTTTAAAAATACCTAAAACAGGGACTACAAGAATGACAGTTGTACAAGAGGTAGCACCTACTCAAGATGAGCAGGTTCTTGATGAAGATACGCCAATATACAACGAACCTGGAGTTATAGACATACCTAACGAAAATTATGAAGATGGGGTATTTGATGATGATGGTAACACTCAACCTATACAAGAACGTGAACTTACTCAAGATGAACAGTTTGAAGAACAGTATCAAGAAGCTAATAGAGAACAAGAAGATGGTAAAAGAAGAGCTAAAGTATCTACAGAAGCACGTAAAAGAGCGGATGCTAAACAAGCAGCCAAACAAAAATCTGCACGTACAAAACCAACACCTAAAAAACCAACACCTAAAAAACCCCCACTAAAACCAACCGTATTTAAAAAAAGCCTAAACGCAAAAACAAGAGATAAAATAATACAAGCAGCAAGACGTTTAGGTTTAACTACAAACATAAAAATATTTAATGTAAACGAAAAAATAAATTTAGGCAGTGGTGGCGCAAACGCAAGGATTAAAAAAGCTCAAGATCAAATGCAAGCTGACATAGCTGCGGGTAAAAAAGTACTTGGTGCAAATGTATCCTTTAAAAATTATGATGTAATTTTATTAGCTCCACGTGCAGATGGTAATGTAGGAGGGTATGCACAAACGCTTATGCATGAACTTGGTGAGTCGTTCGTACGACAAGAAACCGACAAAAGTTTAAAAGTAGGTAAAGTTAGAGAAAAATTATTAGCTGAATTTGCAAAAGAAAAAGCTAAACCAAACACCCCTTCTGCTTATAAAAATCAAGATACGGGTTTTGATGAATGGGTAGCTGACCAGTTTGGGGCAGCCATTAGAGAAAAATTAGGTATTAGTTTAGATGCAGATAAAAGTTTCAAAGAAATGTCAGTAGGTGCTAAATCTTGGTTTAGAAGATTAGCTAAAAAACTTTTAGATTTTTATAATTCTCTTGGCCCAGTAAACAGAAGAAGACTAGAAGCTAATGAAACAGCACAAGAGTACATAGCTACTGTAGCAGATAAATATAGAGCCCCTACTCAGAAAAAAATACCCTACGAAGTAAAAGCAAGAATAGAAAAGCAAATAGAATCTATCCTAGGCCCTGAGACTTTTAGTGATAAACAGCTAAGAAAAGTACAAGACAAAGCTATTAAACTACTTAGTTTAGATAAGATGCCTAACTGGGTTAAAAAAATACTATATACATCTGATGGTAGACTTAGAGACATGGGCCCGGTAGGAGTGCTAATAGCTGATTTCTATTACAATCAATCTAGAACTAAGTCAAAAACGGGGTTATTGTTATCTAGAAATAGACTTACTCAAAAATACGTAACTAAAGTAGCTGAAATCCTAAACGTAAATGATAACTTTGACCTAACAGACCCTAACTTTTATTCAACTTTAACTCCATCGCAAAACGCTATACTAGCAGAAGCTGAAAGTGATACACCAACAGCAGAGTTAACAAACCCTAAAGCAAAAGAACTAAGGGAGTTCTTAGAACAGTTTTATAATGAACTAGGTTTAAAAAACTTAGGTGTAGCAAAACGTGCAGACTTCTTTCCTCGTGTTATTGCTATATATGATGTGGCTGGGGATGAAAACATACGAAAAGCTCTTATAGGGTTACTGGCAGAAAAAAATCCTGAAGTAGCATTAGGGGAAATAACAAAAGCAGTAGACTCTCTTGTAGAAAAAGGCAATGGTTCTTTAGAGTTTGAATCTAAAACAAACGATCCTTTAGATGTAGGTATTATGAAATCTTATAAACCTTTGTTTGATAAGCTTACTAGAGAAGACCTTAGAAATATAAATGCAATAGAAGCTCCTGAAGTAGCACTTAAAAAATACATAGACAGAGCAGTAACAAGAAGTGAGTTTGAAAAACGTGGTGGAGTTAAATATTTACGTGAGCTTATGGAACAGTTGACTCCCGCACAACAAGAAGAAGCACAAAAAATACAAGACGGCATGATGGGCCGAATAAAGCCTATTACTAATGGCGTATTAAAAATGGCTAATAACATAGGCCTAGTTTTAAACATAGTAACCCTACTAGCTTTCACGGTTCTTGCTTCTATTCCAGATTTAGCAGGCCCAGTACTTAGGTCTAGGAGCTTAGACACAAGACCTATATTTAATGTGTTAAAAGAAATGATTAAAAACCCAGAAGAAGGGCGACAACTTGCAAAAGAAATAGGAGTAGTAGGTGTAGATGCTATGTCTACTTTCTTTATTAATGCGGGGGAAGTAGATTTCTTAAGTCAGGGCGGACAAAAAGTATCTAATACTTTCTTTAGAGTAACTGGGTTAGAAATGTTTACTAGGTTTACTAGAGTGTTTGCTACTGGTATGGGCAAACAGTTTTTACTTGACCATGCTAAAAAAGCTAAAGCCGGAGAGCAAACTTCTGTATCTTACTTACAAGAGTTACAAGTTACTGCTGCAGAAGTAGACGCTTGGGCAGAAGGCAAAGCCTCCCCAGAAGTAAAAGCCAAAGTAGATGAAGCGCTAGCTAGGTTTGTAGATGAATCTATCGTACGTCCAAACTCTGCAGAAAGACCTAACTGGGCGAACGATCCTAGATACGCTTTAATATGGCAGTTAAAATCTTTTTACTATGCTTACGGAAAAACAATCGTAGGCGGAGCTTTAAGAGATGCAAAAGGCGGGGCAAAAAATGGTGGTATTACAGCAGCTGCTATGCCGCTAGCTATGATGGCCCTTATGCTTTTACCTTTGACAATGTTGGGTTGGGAGATAAGAGAATGGAGTAAAGCAGGGTTAGCTTGGGTATTACCAGGTGTAAGTCCTAGTGATCCAGGAGTAGACTACTTTAAAACAGACAGCATGACTAATGGGCAATATAATTTAGAGCTTTTAGATAGGTCAGGAATTCTTGGCGGAGGTTCTATGGCGCTTCCTCTATTTTTAGAAAGTCACAGACACGGTAAACCTTTTTGGATTAGCCCTCTTGGACCCGCTGCAGAAAGAGTTTATGATGGGATAACGTTAGACTGGTCACCTTCAGACTTTGTTCCGGTATACAGTCAACTAGATACACGTGCGTTCGGAGACGGCGCACGACAATAATATTATGGTAGAATAAATTATGGCATATTCAGACACAATAAAATTAGTAGTAGGAGATACACTCCCAGAACTAACTTTTAATTTAAAAGACAGCAACACAGCAGCTTCGGGGTTAACACTTGATTCTGAAAATAGCGCTACTTGGGCACCTGTTAATCTTACAGGCGGTACGGTAAAATTACGAATTAGAGAAGTGGGTAAAACTACTATTAACTCAACCATTACCGCTACAATATCTGCCCCTAGTGCAGGAACTTGTACGTTAATTTTTCCATCTAGTACATGGACTGCATCCGGTACATACGAAGGAGAAATAGAGTTTACAAAGTCAGACGGAAATATACAAACCGTACAAGACTTTGTAAAGTTTAAAGTACGTGATGACTTTGATTAATGGCTTTCAAGGTTACAGTAGATTATCAAGATCTACGACTGGTAATAAATACAGACTCTGTTGAGTCAGTAAATGTATTTCAACATTTAAAAACTACTGTAGATTATCAAGACTTACGCCAATTACTTGCGTACCAACAACTAACTGCAGCTAATGTTCTAGTAGATGCAGACACCTTAAACAGATACTTTACCGCACAATACAATTCACCTAACGCAGAAAGCTTTGGGCTTACTGATTCAGATACTTTTAGTTTTGGTAAAGGACTAGGCGACACGCCAATAGTTACAGAACAGCTAGCTAATGCTATGCAGAAACCTCTAACTGAGTCTGTATCTATAGGAGAAAACTTAAGCAGGGTTATAGATTTTTTTAGGGTTTTTGCAGACACATCTACAATATCCGAAACGCATGTTTACTTATTAGGTAAAGCAGCTAGTGATAGTATTAGCATAACTGAAGAGCAAACGTTCGTTACTACTAAGTTACTAGAAGATACGTACGGGTTTAGTGATAGCCAAGTTTTAGAAGTAGAACAAGCAAGGGAAGACAGTTTTAGTTTTACTGATGACTTTAGCCGTGTCGTACCTTATGTTAGATCCTTTGCAGACACGTACGGGTTAGATGACACATCTTCTGTAGATGATGAACTGGCTACTAACACTGGTGTAAACAAAACAAATATTGTAAATGTATCAGAAACTACGGCGTTTGCCTTTACTCCAGGCACCATAGAAGAAGGTGTAAGTGTAGCAGAAGTCTATGTTAGTTCGTTCGTACCGGGCGATATTGCAGAAGGAGTGTCCGTAGCGGAAGCTTATGTTTCTAGTTTTACACTAGGTACAGTAGCAGAAACAGCTACAATTAGTGAAAGCCCCGTCTTTTCTATCCTACCTGTTTTTGCAGATACTGCTACAATAAGTGAATCAATTGATGTAGAATTGATAAAAGGGGTTGGACCACTTAATAATTCAGCTCTTAATTTAAATATGTTAAACGCTTAAAGCGAGGTAATTATGTCTCAAATACAAGACAACCTAAAAATGAAAGGTCGTTTACAAGTAAGCCTAAATGGTGATGTTGTACGCGATGTTGATAACTTAGTAGTTACTGCAGGCAAAGGCTACGTAGCAGACCGTATGAAGAACAACTCTAGTGTCATGTCTCACATGGCTATTGGTAGTAGTGCTACATCAGCTGCGGCTGGTAATACTGCTTTAGGAACAGAACTTGGTAGGGTCTCTCTAACAAGTAGTGCTGTTTCTGGTGCTGTTGTTACTTATATAGCTACTTTTGCAGCAGGTACTGGTACAGGCGCAGTTACAGAAGCAGGTATATTAACTGCAGCTTCTGGTGGAACTATGCTTTGTAGAACAGTTTTCTCAGTTGTTAACAAAGGGTCAGCTGACTCAATGACAATCACTTGGACTGTAACAGTAAGTTAAAATAGGAGTAATTTATGGGCGTAGTTTTTACAAACAATGCCGAAACTACTCTAGCGGCGGCTATATCTAGTACTAGTGCTACCAGCATATCCGTTACTAGCAGTAGCACCTTTCCTTCTTTAGATGCAGGAGAGTATTTCTATGCCACAGTAGATGATGGCACTAATTTTGAAATAGTTAAAATTACGGGTATTTCGGGCACAACCTGGACCATAGTTCGTGCTACAGATAACTCTACTGCAAGAACCTTTGCAAACGGAAGCACTGTACAACTAAGAGCTACAGCTGCTTTACTAACCGACATACAAGAAAACATTGCAGCTAAGTCTGCAAACCAAACCGTATTTTCAGCTACTGCAGCTAGCAACGCTACCGCGTACAACGTGGGCGTGGATCCTGGTGTAGAGGCCAACGCATCTATATTCCTAGATGGTGTTTACCAGAATCACGATACATTTAGCTTTAATGCTAGCACCGTAACCTTTGATGCCGCACCTACAAACGGCACAAAAATAGAAGTAGTCGTAGATAACCTTATTAATCTACAAAGTTCTAACCTTACAACTGATACTTTTACAGCAACCTCTGGCCAAACAGCCTTTACATTATCGGATGCACCAGCAGCAGAGAACAACTTAATAGTATTTATTGATGGCGTGTTTCAGGATCAGGGCAATTATTCTATAAGTAACCATACCCTTACACTTGCTACCGGAGCGGTAGAAGGTAGGACCGTAACTGTTTACATTATAAACCCTGTGAATATAGGTACACCAAGTGATAACACTGTAACTAGTGCAAAGCTTTCGGGCAACATAACTACCCCAGGTACATTGACCGTAGGGGCTTTTGATGTAGCATTTGACTCTCCTACTTTCTTTGTAGACAACTCTAACTCTCGTGTAGGCCTAGGGACAGCTACACCATCCGTGCCCGTAGATATTGTGGGTGAAGTAAAAATATCTAGTCATCTTAACTTACCAGATAATGCTAAAGCTAAGTTTGGCACAAGTGGAGATTTAGAAATTTTTCACGATGGTTCTAATAGTAGAATTAAAGATGTTGGAACGGGTGACTTAATTTTATCCGGTAATATTATTGCTCTTCAAAACGCTGGCAATTCAGAAACAATGGCTAAATTTACTCAAGATGGAGCAGTAGACTTATACCATA